CCGGTACGGTTTCTGGTGGCGACGGCGCCACCGCCAGTGGAGGATCTACCCCGGGAGTCACCGTGTCACTTCAGCTCACACTGCCGGTCCTGGCCCAGGGGGCCAAGGACCAGCCCGGCCATCACCAGTCGGTGCACGACATCCAGGGCATCATGGTGGCCGCCGGGGAGGCCAACAAGATCGCCCAGCTCATCGGCCTGTCGATCGACGGATCGTTCGGCCCGATCACCAAGGCCGCGGTCGAGCGCGCCCAGCAGCTCTGGGGCTTCACCGGCTCCCAGGTCGACGGGGTCTGGGGCGGCAACACCTGGACCCGGTCGCTCACCTACTAGGGACATGGGCCGGCCCCTGCTCCGGGCGAGGGGAGGGGGAGCAGGGGCCGGGGAGGCCCTGCTGGGAGCGCCTACGGGACCGAGTTTCCCCGGTAGTCCTCTCCCAGCAGGGGGGCCTGGCGGGCTAGCCGGCCGGAACCGGGTCGACCCCGTTGGCGTTCCAGCCCCAATAGGAGCCCAGCGACAGGGCAGCGGTTGCGGCGGGCGTGGTGACGATCTGGTTACGGGTGCCCATCGGCGTGACGACCTGGCCGGTGGCGATGTTGGTCCACTGAGTCCCGGCGGTGTTCTGGGTGTTGACTCCGGTGAACTGCTGGAACTTGCTGCCCGCGATGTACGGCTTGAGGATCAGCCCATCCCTGCTGTCGCCCGGGTATCCCCCGGCCGGGTCGACGATGACCAGGTTCGTGATCTTGCCGTCCGGCGCGTAGAAGAACACCCGCTCGTCGGGGTTTCCGTTGGTGCTCAGCGCGATGAAGTCGGTGGCCCGGTCGGTCGTCGAGTTCGGATAGGCGATGACCCGGTTGCCCTTCCAGGCGCCCTGCTGGAACACGTCGAACGCGTTGCCGTACATGTTGACCTCGGAGCCGCAGCTGTTCGCATACGGCCCGGTGACGAGGCCGGTACAGCCGGCCGTGGACGCTCCGGCCGGGACGGCCAGGGCGATGGCCCCGGCGAACAATCCGGCGGCAGTCGCGATGGCTGCCAGTGCCCGGTTAAGTCGCATTTCGTTTTGCCCTTCGGTGTGTGCGGGGTCCATCCCCCATGCTGGCCCCGCCGATAGGCGGCGTGGCCGGGACGTGGGGACGGCTGGTCATTTCCCTGTGCTCCCTGAACAGCTGGCGGATCTCGTGCCAGTCCACGTCCTGGGCGAACGGGACGCGCCGGCCGCCCGGACGTGGGAGGCACAGGCACGACAGATCCAGCCTGCTCGTCATGTGCTCAAACTGGGCGATCAGGACGTGGCCCGGATCAAGGGGCATGGTGCTTCCCCTCCTCCTCGACCAGGTCGCTGGCGACCCGGCCCAGCCACTCCACGAACTCGGCCCGGCTGCTGCCGTACTGCCGGGCGTGCATGCTCCAGGGCTGCGCCCGGGAGACCGCGTTCGTTACGGATATGGCGTGGGTGGTCTCCTTGGCCACCTTGTACTCCCTGGACTGCTTGTAGTCCCGGCGCCACCGGACCTCGCACGACCGCGCCACGTGGATGATCCAGACCTGGATCTGGCCCTTGAGCCACTCGTCCGGGCTGGTCGAGTTGTTTATCGTCCAGCCCTGCTCCCGCAGCTTGGAGTACAGGCCCTCCTCCATGGCCCCCGGGATATCGAACTCGGTCATTGGGCGATCGCCTTCGGCTTGTTGGACTCCTCGGGGAACATGGCCGCGAACAGATCGGCGTGCTCCCGCTGGAACACGGCCCAGAGCGTGGGACCGGGACCCTGCGCCAGGACCTCCCCGGCCAGCATCGGGATGTCGGTCCGGGTGGCGCTGTCCTCCTCCGGGCGGGCGGGCTGCCGGGCCTCCAGCGCCAGGACCAGATCGGCCAGCGCGTTCCGCCGCGAGTAGTCCGGATCGTAACTGACTATCACGTTGCTGGGCGGGGCGGAGAACCGCGGATTCGGAACCAGGGCCGCCGGGCGGGCCATCCGCTCCCAGCCCGCGTACACGTCGGCCGGGGGGCGGGCGGGCCGGACCCGCCGCAGCAGCCTCCGGACGGCCCGGGTGGTCCTCGGGAACGTGGCCTGGTACCACGGGGTCCGGATGGCCCGGCGCCCGCCGGAGCCGCGCTCGAAGGCGTGGGAGGACATCTGCTGCTCCTGTCGTTGGGGAGGGGGGGTGCAGGACGGACGATACCAGGGTACTTGCCCCGGTGTCAAGGAACGGGCGAGGCCCGGCCCCGATGGGGTGGGCCGGGCCTCGCGTGGATGGGTTGCTGCTAGTTGACCTTCTCACCGGTCGCCACGTCGTGGTCGCAGTTCTGGCCGGTCAGGCGGTGGCGGGCCACCAGTTGCTGGCTGGCGTTCCGGACGACCACGGCCTTGAATGCGCGGGCGCCGTGCTTCACCGGCACCTCCTGGTTGACCTGCGGTCCGGGCTCGGTCGGTGCGGCCTCCGGCTCGGCCGCCTTCTCGGCCTTCTCGGCTTTGGCCTTCTTGGGCTGGCCCTGGCCGTTCTTGCGCAGCTGCGCCGACCGGACCATCTTGCCGATCAGCAGCTCGCTGCCGCCTGCCCGGCGGATCAGCTCGACGGCCTTCTCGGCATCCATGGCGCCCTCGGCCACCGCGGTTGCCAGGCGGCTGGCCATCCGGGCGTCGTGGCCCTGGGCGAACGACTTGCGGGTGCGTGCGGTGCACTGGACCGGCAGGCCGGTCTGGCAGTTGCAGACGTGGGATCCTGTGGTGGGGGTCGCTGTCCCCTGCTTCGTTGTCATACTGTCAATTAAATCACGGCTTTGCCCGCGTGTCAAACCGCCTTGCGCTGCTCCGCTGGCGGGTCGTCCGGGGCCTCGATCACGCGCTCGCGTAGGTATTTGGCGAACTCGGTCGTCTTCCCGTCGTTGCGGGCCTGGTCCTGGCCCAGTATCCGCAGGGCCTCGCCCTCGTCCAGGTCGAACGCCCTACAGATCCGGCCGAGCAGGCGCGTGGACGGCGCGCGATCGCCGGACAGCAGCCGCGATACCGTCGTATAGTCGCAGTCTGCCCTCTGGCCGAACTCGTGCAGTGACAGTGCCATGACTCTCCTAGTAATCGGCGTGGGGGCAACCGCCAGTATACCGGGCTCGTTGACACCACGTCAACGCGGGTGGTTCGCTACGGGGATGAGCCGACGATTGACACAGGAGCAGCGGACCTACCTGGACTGGGTCGAATCCACCGAGGAGTGGGCGGCGTTCAACCACGCGGACATGATCGGGCAGGTTATTCAGATGCTCGACCGGTACGCCTACCCGCCGGTATCGATGGCCAGGTTCCTCCTGGAGATAGACTCGCGCCTGGGCATGGCTGTGAACAACGCCCAGGCCGACGAGGACGGGGAGAGCAAGGGGTCCGCGCCCTGGAAGGCCGAGCTAGGGCTGGTAAAGTTCGAGATAGCGGCGATGGCTGCTATTCTCACCCGGAAGGAGCGCGGCAAGGCGCCGCTGATCTAGGACATGGGACTTAAGGTTGTTAGCTATTCCGAGCTGGTAACGGCCCGGCGCTGCCCGCTAAAGCACCAGCTGGCCTACGTGGAGCGCTGGACCAAGGCGGGCGATCCGATGTCGGCGCTGGGCAAGGGCTCGGCCTGGCACACCGTGATGGAGGGCCACTATATCGAGCTGATGCGGCTACAGAAGGCCGGGGAGACCGACGAGGCCAAGATCCTGGCCTTCTGCTCGGGGGCGGTCGATCCGCTGCTGGAGCAGATGCCGCCCGACCTGGCCACGCTGATCGAGTGGATGTACAAGGGCTACGTCGAGTGCCACGGTACCGATCCCGGGTGGGAGATCCTGGCCGTCGAGTTCCCGGCCCAGGTCCGGCTGCCCACTCCGCGCGGTACGCCCAGCGGTTTCTACCTGAAGATGAAGATTGACCTGATCGCGCGCGAGCGCCGCACGCGTAACGTCAAGGTGATCGACCACAAGAGCGGTAAGGACCTGCCCAACAACCGGGCGATGGAGCTGGACGACCAGTTCGGCCTGTACGTGTGGGGCCTGCGCCAGCTCGGCCGGCGGGTGTTCGGCCAGGAGTGGAACGCGGCCCGCACGCTCCGGCTCCAGGAGGACATCAAGGCGCCCGGTACCACGCCGCTCGACAAGCGATTCGCCCGGCTGCGCCTGCACCGCACGGACAAGGAGCTGGATATCGTGGCCCGGGAGGCGTACCTGACCGCGTCCACGCGCTATGCGGAACAGGCCCGGGTGACCCGGATGGGCGTGGACTCCCCGCGGCATACCGATCCGGTCAACTGCCAGTGGCAGTGCGACTTTTTCGAGCCGTGCATGGCCGGGCGCAAGGGCATCAATATCCGGCAGTTCCTGCACGACAAGGGGTTTGCCGCCGACTTCACGAGGCACTGATGGCCCGGGACCGGGTGCAGGTGGCGCTGCACGATGCGATGGTCTGCTATGTGGTCCTGCACCTGCGCAACCACCCAGGCCAATGGTTTACCGTGAACGAGCTGGCCCGGGTGATCAGCCTGCGGTACATCCAGGAGTCGCAGCCCACCAACGGCGGGACGGGCACGGTCAGGACGATCCTAACCGAGCTGGTCACCGCGGGCGAGGCCACCAGCCGGGCACGCGCGGGCGATCAGACGACGACGACCCGTGAATGGGCGTGGAAATAGCGCGGTTTGTTGACAGACGGTCAAACCCGGTGGTTGGCTGTCAGTATGGAGCTAGCGCGGGCCTTGCTTGAGGCCATCAGAGACGAGCGGGACCACCTGAAGCGGACGGGGCTGATCCCCGACCTGCGGCTGTCCGAGTCGCTCGACCGGATCGCACAGAACGCAACCAGCATGCTGAACGAGGAGTGACATGCCGACGCTGGACGATGAGCAAGAATGGGTACGGGCGCTGTACTACGGCCCCTACGGGTCGGGCAAGACCACCGACCTGGCCTTCATGGCCAAGCTGGGCGACGTGATCTACGTCCGGCCGGACCGCGGGATCAAGGCCAGGCGCCTGCGCGAGCTGGGCGTCCCCACCGATCGCATCAGCCCGATCGACACGCTCGACCCCGAGGTCCTGCTCAAGATGACGTGGGAGTGGGGCGAGGCCCTGGAGGAGCAGCCCGGCTCGATCGCGGGTGTCTGCTTCGACACCATGACCGAGTACGTCAAGCGGCGGATCGAGGTGCAGGTGGACCTGGGGTGGGGGCGGGTACAGAAGGACGCGGCCAAGCGCCACGAGGACCCCGACGATTCCCTGCGCTACTGGTCCGACCGGGAATACTACAACGTGGTCTCCCAGGAGGTCCGGCGCCTGGTCCGGCGGATCAACGACCTGCCCTGCCACGTGGCGCTTGCCTGCCAGACGCGGCGCGACATCGACGAGGACGACATGTCGGTGAAGTACGGGCCGGACGTCAACCCCGCGCTCCAGGGCGACCTGATGGGGTACTCGGACCTGGTGGTCCGCACCGAGGCCGTGGACGGGCGCGACGATCTTTACCTGGGCCATCCCCGGCCCTCCGGGAAGTACCTGGGCAAAGACCGGTTCATGGCCCTGCCGCGCATCCTGGTCAACCCCACGTTCGATCGCGTGGTCGCTTACGTGCGCGGGGAGCTGGAGTCCAGGACCGACCCGGTACAGGAGCTATACCGGGAGCACCTGCGGGCCAGGAAGCCCAAGGGCAAAAAGAACGGAGAGGACGAGTGATCGACACCGATATAGTAATCCACGACCGGGGGTCCGAGTTCCCGGTCCAGCTGGACTCCGGCCGCCAGGAGTTCGTGGTCCAGTCCCGGCCCGGTGAGACCCTGCGCGCCGGATCGGTGGCCGGGCTGCGGGAGCAGCTGTCCAAGCTGCCCCGGGTACGTACTTCCGTGCCGTTTACCGAGATGACCAATACGCGTGCGGCCGGCAACACACTGGCGACCGGCGTCATCACCGGGGTACACGCCAACGGCCGGGAGCTGCTGGTCCGGTACAGCAACGGCGCCGCCGGCACCATCAGTAAGCGGTTCGCGATGGACGACCTGATGCCGGAGCTGACACCGGAGGACATGGCCAGCCTGGAGCGGCTGAACGCCAAGTTCAACGACGCCCGGGAGCGCCTGCGCCTGTTCCACCGGGAGCACATCATGGACATGTGGGACCGGACCCAGAAGGAGATGCGAGGATGAATAGACACAACTACCTGAACCAGGACCGGATGTCCCGGGAGGAGGCCCTGGCTATGGCCAGGCTGGCCGCCCGGGAGCTGGCCCGCCACGAGGAGCTGCACGAGCAGTACGGCGAGATCCTCGGGCTGCCGGACGGGTCGGTGATCCGCTTCATCAAGGAGCACCAGCACGGCCGGTTCTATACCTACGCGGCGGTCCGGGCGGCCGGGCGCTGGCACCTGACCGGGCGCATCCACACCGGCACCCGGTTCTCGGACGACGCCCTGGTCGATTTCCTGGAGGACGGCATCCCCGCCAACCACGTGGAGCTGCTGGCCCGCGGCTACTCGGCCGACACTCCCGTCTGGGACGCCATGGAGTCCGGCGCCGCAGCCCAGCGGGACGAGGCCGCTCGTGCCCGGGTAACCGGCAACACCGGGGGCGATCCGGACCACCCGCACGGTTACCACGAGGCCGGGGACTACGACGACGTACGCCGCCCCATGCACGAGGATTATGCTGGTGAGTCCTCCGCCGGCTGGCCTCCGCAAGACAGCGACGACATCTGATGGCCTATCGGAATGATCAGCTGCGGGGCGATCCAGACGTGCTGCTGGGAAACCTGCGGGATGAGGTCGACGAGCTGATCAAGACGTGGGACCACGCACGGTCAGGCGGCGACGGCCGGTCCAACAAGCAAATCTATCTGCTGGCACAGCGTGCCCTGGGACGCGACGCCAGCAGCTACGCTGAGGCCAAGGGCACGGTACTGCTCCTGGTAGCCAATCGCTATCTGCTGCCCGGCACTCAGGTAAAGCCCGGAACATGACGAGTAAGCCGGCCGACTGGCCCACGTGGAAATGCTGGGACTGCCACGCGCGGACCCCGCAGGCCCACACCTGTCCCACGTGCGGGATGCTGGCCAGGGGCCGGTTCGGCCACAGGCCCGGATGCCTTGACACCGTGGCAAGAGGCCCGGTAGGCTCCGGGTCTGCGCAGAACACTCCAAGGAGGAACGCAATGCCAAAGCTCGACACCAAGACCGCCAAGGCCGTCAACTCGGCCGATACCGGCGGGGGCGGCTTCACGCTGCTGGACGAGGACGAGTACGTCCTGAAGCTGGTGAGCTGCAAGGTCACCAACAAGCCCAACCGGAACGGCGACCTCGGCTGGGTCTGGCAGTTCGAGGTCTCCAGCGGGACCGAGACCGGCGACAAGTTCAAGAGCAAGCCGATCCGCACGAACACCTGGCTGTCGGAGGACTCCCACTGGTTCCTCAAGCAGATGTTCGACGCGTTCGAGGTCAAGCCGAACGTGGACACGGACACGCTGGTGGGCAAGGAGATCAAGGCCGTCGTCACCCAGCGGGAGATCGCGGCCGGGTCCCGCAAGGGCCAGATGTCCAACGACATCAGCTCGATGATGCCCGTGTCGGCCACCGCGGACGATGACGACGACTGGAACGATGACGAGGGGTCGAAGGACGACCCGGACTTCTGACCCGGAGCATCTCACGGTAAGGACCCTCTGGTTTTCTGGCCAGGGGGTCCTGCCATGCCTGGGCAGCCTGGTGCTGTAATCCGAGGTACACCAAGGGGGGGCCGGTTGTCCCCCGGGCAATGGGAAACCGGCCCCCCCGCTGGCGATGACAAGAAGCGGCGACTAACGATAGGGCGGTTCCATGATATCACAGTCGTGCAGGCTACCGGCAGACCTGGCCCGCCGCGTTGCGGAGGTGCCGGAGATGCTGGCCTGGGCGATGATCTGGTCCCAGAGGTTTGGGATCCCGGTCCTCCCGTGCGATCCAGCGACCAAGGCGCCGATGGTCGAGGAGGGCAAGCTGGCCGCCACCACCGATCCACGTGTGATCCGCGCGTGGTGGGGTGAATGGCCTGAGGCGATGATCGGAGGGCGTTGCGATGGGCTCGTGGTCCTGGACTTCGACGCGTACAAGCCGGGCCACCGGGAGGACCTGGCGGGCCTCGGGGATCTCCCGGCGACGCGAGAATATTCGACACCTGGACAGAATGGAACGCGTGGGCGCCACCTGGTCTACCTGGATCCCCGGGGTGAGTTCCGGTCCACCAAGCTGGGCAAGAATAAGACGATCGACGTAAGGGCTGGTACCTCACGGGACTATATCGTCCTGCCACCCAGTCCCGCGGCCTCCGGTAACCGCTACGAGGTCACGAGCTGGCGCCACCCGGCCCACGCACCGGGATGGCTGTCCGGGGCCGCCGGAAGGTCACGGGAGGCCGCGGAGCCGGTACTGGACCTGCCTGACCAGGAGGCCCTGCCCAATCCGCTGCCGCCCGAGCTGGCCAAGGCCCTGGCCAATGACGGGCTGGACCGATCTGCTCACACCCAGTATGTGGCCTACGTGGGGGCGGAATACGGGCTGACAGACGGGCAGATCCTCACGCTCCTGGAATCGGACCTGGTCACCCAGGCCCGGCGGGCCGAGGCCAAGCGCCGGTCTCCCCGCTGGTGGCCGGCCGAGTTCGGCCGGGTCCTGGCCTACGCCCGCGCCAAGTGCCCGCGGCCCGACCCCCCCGAGCCCGGCGATATCCGCCAGCTGGTGGACAACCTGGTGATGTCGATCCGCCGGTATGAATACCTGCCCGACCCCTCCCACGTGCTGGCCACCCTCGGCGCCGCGGTGACCAGTGGCCTGGACCACGACGCGGTGTGGCTGCTGCTGGTCGGCCCGCCCAGCTCCGGCAAGACCAGCGCGACCAACCTGCTCGGCGGGGTATCCCACCAGATCGACTACGCCAGCGAGTCCGGGCTGCTGGGCTGGCAGATCCCGCCCAAAAAGGACCAGCCCGCCGTGCCGGGCGGCATCCTGGCCGAGATCGGCAACGGCAAGAAATCGCTGGTCACGATCGCGGACCTGTCCACGCTCATGCGGCAGGACCGCTCGAACCGGTCATCGGACCTGTGGTCGGCCATGCGCCGGATCTACGACGGCCACTACTTCCGGGACGTAAACCCGCCCGGCGGGCGCCAGGGCAGCGTCCCCCGCCTGGAGTGGCACGGCCGGCTGACCGTGGTAGGCGCGGTTACCGGGGAGATCGACCAGTACCTATCGAACAACGAACTCGGCCCCCGCTGGCTGTACTACCGGATGCCGGTCCACGACGACGCCGGGCGCCGGGAGATGTCCGCCCTGGTCATGATGCCGGGCCGGGAGGCCATGAAGTCCGAGTCGGCGGAGATGGCCGTCCGCATCCTGGGCCTGGCCCGCGAGCAACTGGAGGAGGCCCCGGCCTGGCTGGTCGGCCTGGCCCGGGAGGTGTCCGAGGTGACCTGCTTCGGCCGGGCCAGCGTCCCCCGGGCCAACCGCAGCCGCGACGTTTCCGGCATACCGGAGATCGAGGACCCCGGCCGGGTGGTGTCCGAGCTAACCACGCTGGGACGCGGCCTGCTGGCGCTGGGCCAGACGCGTGGGCGAATCTCCGCGATGCTGCGGAAAACCGCCCTGGACTCGATGCCCGCCCTGCGCCGTCGCGTCCTTACGATCCTATCCCGGTGCGACACCGGGGACCCCTTCCGCGGGCCGACCACGGCGTCTGTGGCCCGGCTGTCCGGACGGATCAACTGGCGCACGGCCCGCGTGGTCCTGGACGACCTCGACCTGATCGGCGTCGTCCAGGGGGAGGCGTCGGCCCGCAGCAAGCACGAGATGCGCAGCGGGGCGGCCGAGGTCACGCCCGACCCCGAGGGCGCCGACGAGGCCGACCGCCGGGTCATGCAGTGGTGCCTGGCCGGAGCGCGGGGCGAGCTGGTCGCCAAGGTCATCCAAGATAGCTTCAATGACATCCTGTTACTGCTCCATTGCTCGTATGCATCTGCTCCGTGTATGCGGTCGCCTAAAAAACCCCCCCCACGCGCGCGCGTTCTTCTGGTCCCGCGTGCGCGCGACGCGCGGGCGCACGCCAGTCCGCGCCGACACGCGCCGGCCCGCGCACTCGTGGAGAGAGGTCTATAGTCGACTACATACAGACGCAATTGCGTCCCGCCCCTTTACGGAATAGTTGACACCCCGTCAACGGTTGTGATTGGGTGAAGCCCCCGGCCTGGTCCGGGAGACCACTCCGCAGACGAAACAGGAGCCTCCAATGAGCAAGACCCCCAACGCCGAGCAGAAGGCGATCATCCGCGCCTACCGCTCCGGCGGCTCGATGATCATCGAGGCCGGCGCCGGTACCGGCAAGACCTCTACCCTGGAGATGCTGGCCGAGGCTACCCCCGCCCGCCGGATGCTCTACCTGGCCTACAACCGCTCGATCAAGGACGAGGCCGCCACCCGCTTCCCCTCCAACGTGAAATGCGCCACCTCCCACGGCCTGGCCTTCGCTACCACCGGCCGCCAGTTCACCCACCGCATGAACGCGGGCCGGGTCCCCTCCTGGAAGGCGGCCCAGATCCTCGGCGCCGGCCCGGTCCGCCTGGCCTACTGCCTCGACCACAACTCCCCAGCCCAGTCCGGGCACGAGACCTGCCGCGTGATGGCCGAGCACCTGGACGGCAAGCGCGTTGCTTCCCTCGCCCTCCGTACCGTTTCCCGGTTCTGCTACACCGCCGACCGCGACATCGACACCTCCCACGTTCCCTTCGTCAAGGGCCTGGACCCCCGCCTGGTCGGCCAGCTCCGCGACGTGGTTGCTCCCGTGGCCCGCGACGCCTGGCGCGACCTCACCGCCCAGGATGGCCGCCTCGGCTTCACCCACGATGTCTACCTCAAGCTGTTCCAGCTGCGCTCCCCTCGTCTTCCTCAGGCGACCATCCTCCTCGACGAGGCCCAGGACACCAACCCTTGCGTGGCGGACATCGTCCTTTCCCAGCAGTCGGCGGGCAAGCAGGTCATCCTCGTCGGTGACCCCAACCAGGCCATCTACGAGTGGCGCGGCGCCACCGATGCCATGGCCGCCTTCTCCGCCCGCCACCACCTCCAGCTCTCCGGCTCCTACCGCTTCGGCCCCAAAGTCGCGGACGAGGCCAACCGCTGGCTCTCCCTGCTCGGCTCCGATCTCACCCTCAAGGGCTGGAAGCGCCTTAACAGCGTGGTTACGGACGATCCCGCGGAAAGTCCGGATGCCTGCCTGTACCGGACCAACGCCGGGTGCATTTCCGGGGCCATGTCCGGCCTTGCCGCGGGCCATCGCGTCGCCATCGTCGGGGGCGGGGCCGAGATAGCAAGTCTGGCCCGCGCTGCCTCCGATCTGATGACCGGCCGCCCCACCGACCACCCCGACCTCCTCGCCTTCAGCGACTGGGCCGAGGTCCAGCGCTACGTCAAGGAGGAGCCCGAGGAGGCCGGCCAGCTCGGACCCCTGGTCCGCGCCGTGGACGGCTACGGCCCCGATGTCATCCTGGACATGACCTCCCGCCTGACCGACGAGAAGCACGGACCCGACCTCACCGTCTCCACGGCCCACAAGGCCAAGGGCCGGGAGTGGGAAACCCTGCAGATCGGGGACGACTTCCCGCAGCCCAAGGAGGACCGTTCTCCCGACGATCCCCCCGTCCAGCGCGAGGAGATGCGCCTGGCCTACGTCGCCGTCACTCGCGCGAAGACCACCCTCTCCCGCGGTTCCCTTTCCTGGATCGGCGCCCTCCCGGACGTGGAAGAGGAGGTGGCCTAAATGGACACGGTCTGGATCATCACCATGGACGAGGTCTACGAGATCGACGGCGTCTGGGCCACCGACCAGCTAGCCCGCCAGTGGTGCGAGTCCCAGGAGGGCCGCCTCCTGGACTGGACCCGCGACGTCGACCAGGACCTGACCGTCGTCCTTACCGCCGACGCGGGCCGCTGCACCTGGGTCATCCGCGGGATGCCGGTCCTCCATTAGTTCCCCTCCTCTGCCCCGGCCTCCCCAGCGTGGGGGGCCGGGGCTTCCTGTTGTTGACACCCGGTCAACTCCTCTGTTACCCTTCTTTTGACAGCCCGTCAAGGAGGCCCCCGATGACCAGCAAGCCCCAGCCCAACAGCTCCCGCGTTTACAAGTACATGACCCAGCACCTGGGCCAGCCCGTTCATGTGACCGACGTGGCCGAGGCCCTCGGCCTGGTCAAGACCCAGGCCAACGGCGCCCTCACCAAGCTGGCCAACGAGGGAATGGTCCAGCACTCCGGCCTGCGTGGCACCTACATTTGTATGGGCAAGAACGGATCGAAGCCCGCCGAGCCCGCTCCCGAGGACCTGTCCGGCCAGATGATGGAGATCGTCGGCCGCTCCCAGGACGGTACGATCGTGGCCCGCCGGGAGGACGGTACCCTGTGGCGCTGCCAGCCCCTCTAGCCTCGTTGACGTCCGGTCAACGGCTCTGCTAGGCTATCCTGGTCCGGCCCCGGCGGGCTACGTCGTTGGGGGCTCTCCCGGGGCCGGGCAACCATAGATCCGCTGGCGCGCGCCTGGCCCAGTGGGGATCGCTCCCGGAACCTCGGGCGGCCGGGTCCTCCCCTGGCCGGGCGAACGGCCAGTGGGGGGCGGCCCCCGCCCGTTCCGGCCTGGAGCCGCACCCTCCTTGGTGCCGGAAGCGCCCTAGGGCGGGAGGCCGCCCCCATATACAGCAGTCCGCCCAGAGAGGACCCCTGAGTTGACCTACCGCCCCTGCGTCTCCGTCGACTTCGACGGCGTGGTTCATTCGTACGAGAAGGGCTGGAACGGCGGCCTGATCTACGGCTCGATCGATACCTCCGGCATCCGCGGCCTGCACGACAAGGGCTACGCGGTAGCCATCGTCACCACCCGCCCCCTCGGCCCGGTCCACGAGGCCCTGGACGAGTGCCACTTCCCCATCCTGGTCGACTCGGACTGCTCCCGCTCGTTCTGGGACGGCGGACCCGATGGCCGCACCATCCTCCTCACCAACCGCAAGATTGCTGCCGTCGCCTACATCGACGACCGCGCCATCCACCACCGCTACGGCATCAACCACTGGTCCGAGACCCTCGGCCTGGTCGATCTCCTGGCCACCGACCCGGACGGCTGGAATGTCCCCTTCCCCGGCCAGGAGGTCCCCCGCCGTGCGACTGCCTGACGTTTCCGGCCTCTCCGTAGCCTGCGACACCGAAGGTTCCGGCCTGTACGCCGACGACGGCGCCAGAATCTCCGCGGTCTCCTGCGCCTGGCGCGACTCCGATGGCGACATCCAGTCCTTTGCCACCCCCTTCGACCAGGGCATCTGTGGCGCAGTCGGCCAGCCCGCTGCTCCCCTCCCCCTCGGCCCCAAGGTCCTCCCGGTCTCCCACCATAAGCGAATTACCAAGTGGGAGGCCGCCCACCTCACCGCCCCCAACCGCTCCCCCGCAGCGTGGGACCATCTCCTCCGCTGGCTGTCCCGCCAGTACCTCACGATGCACCACAAGAAATACGATTGCCTGATGTTCTGCGCCGGCCAGCGTGGCCGCCCGGACGCTCGCTACACCACCGACGTGGGAACCCAGCCCTGGGACGGCGGGGCGATCGACCTGATGCCCATCACCCACTGGGACACCCAGCTGGCCCAATCGGTCCTGGACCCGGGCGAACCGACCTCCCTCAAGCCCACTTCTGTCCGTCTGCACCTCGGTGCCCAGATCGGGATCGAGGACGGCGCCGAGGCCGACGAGGCCGAGGCCCTGGCCCCCTGGAAGGGTCCCCGCACCGACCCCCGGTTCGACCTGATCCCCTGGTCCATCCTCGGCCCGTACTCCCGCACCGACGCGGTCCTTACCCTCCTCCTGGCCGAGCACAACCATGCCCGCCTGGACCAGTCCTCCCCCACATGGAAGCACATCCAGGACGAGCTGCGCCTGGCCCAGACTCTCTATTACATGGAGCTGCGCGCGGTCGGCTTCGATGTCGCGGGCTGCCGCGACGAGGAGCGCAAGCTGGTCAAGCTGATCACCGAGGCCGCCCACGCGGTGCCCTTCAAGGGCGGCAACGGCAAGCCCACCCCTCCTGGCGCGGTCAAGTATTTCTTCGGCCCGCCCTCGGAGGGCGGCCAGGGGCTCCTGCCCTACAACGACAAGCTAACCGCCACCAAGCGCCCGCAGGTCGACGAGGAGGTAATCGCCCGCCTGGTCAAGCGTGGGGTCGCCGGAGCCCAGGAGTATGCCGACTACGCCGAACTCCAGTCTGCCCGCTCCAAGTGGTATGCCCCCTACCAGGCCCTCACCGGGACCGATGGCCGGATACGTACCGTCCACCGCCAGGCCCACGTGGTAAGCGGCCGGCTGTCGGTCGAGCGCTGGCAGGCCCAGGCCCTGCCGCACGATTACCAGATACCCTCCGGCCTGGAGCCGATCCGCAACTTCATCGGGGAGCCGCCCGATTCCGGGTTCCAGGACTGGGAGGCCGACGTTTCCCAGGCCGAGATCCGCGTAGCCACTGCCGTGGCCCGCGAGTCCGCCATGCTGCGCGCCCTGAAGTCCGGCACCGACTCGCACGACGCGGCCTGCGCCCTGATGTTCTACGACGGGGAGACCGACATTGCCGCCCTGAAATCCGACCCGGCGTGGGAGGAGTACCGCCAGGTCGCCAAGCGGTGCAATCTCGGCATCCTGTACGGCATCGGCGCCGGCGGCCTGCGCACCCAGATCCTCAAGTTCACCGGCCGGGAGGTCTCCCAGGACCAGACCCGGGGCTGGATCGACGACTGGAAGGGCGTCTTCCCCCGGTTCAAGCAGGCCCTGTACGACTATGCCGACATGGCCACCACCCAGGGCTTTGTCCGCCTCACCACCGGCCGGGTGCGCCGGTTCTCGGACTACGAGCCGGTCCACAAGGCGTTCAACCAGCGCGTCCAGGGCGACGTGGCCGAGGCGATGAAGGAGGCCATGAACACCTTCGACCGGGCCTACCCCGGCCTCCTGATGCTGCAGATCCACGACTCCCTGGTTGCCCGCATCCCCATCGAGGACGTGGAACAGGTTACCGCGGCGATGCGGGCCATCCTGGTCCGTACCTTCGAGCGGATGTTCCGCCCCGTCCCGTTCAAGGCCGACGTCAAGCCGTTCGGCGCCACCGCGGCCAGGCTGGCCGCCTGATGGACAGGGCGATGCCCCCCGGTCCGGGCTGCGAGTGGTACTGGCGCCTCCTGGACTTCGTTACCTGGCCGATCGAGGTCCGCCGTCTTAAGCGCGCCGGGTTCCGCCACACCGGCTGGCGCAAGTGGGAGTACCCGTGAGCTGGCGGATCGCGGCCATCGACCCGGGCGACGTGTGGTGCGGCCTGGCGGAGTTCAAACTAAACGACTTCCCGCGTATCCGCTACTCGGATGCGATCGACTGCTCCCGGCTGGGCAAGATCCAGCTGATGGCGGCCATGACGGTCCACCCCTCCGACCTGTACGGGTGGCTGGAGCACCACGCCCGGGACCTCAGCGCGATAATACTCGAGAGGTTTGCGCTCTACCCGTGGATGGCCCGGGAGCAGGGGTTCAGCGAGTTCCCCACCGCCCAGTGCGTGGGAGTCGTGAAGTACATCGCCTCCCGGGTCGACGTGCCCGTCTACCTGCAGGACCCCAAGGGTAACCTTAAAGAGGGCCGCGCTCAGGCGGCTAAAATAGGGTTCCGGATGAAGGATAGGAGGCTGGGAAGTGGCCGGTTCGCTTACCGAGGACCAGACTTCGATCTCCCAGGAAAACCCCACCGACGAGATGCTTCGGCACATGGTGTACGGTTCGCAACCCTCGACCGGCGATCCCCGCTTCTGCGAGATGAAGTGGCTGGTCGGGGACCGGGGCCTGGTCGAGTGCGATAACCTGGCCGACTTCTATATGGACAGCCAGTGCCTGCGCTGCTACTGCGCGGACGTCAAGCCGATCTGTGCCGAATGCCGCCCGCGGGTTATAGAGTACGTCCGGGCCAGGCTGGCGATGTGCACCCACTGCGGCGGGATGATCGTCATCCTGGCGTTCCGCCCCCTGGATTGACACCCGGACAAGGACCCCGCTAGGCTCCCCCCATGACGGCAAGCGAGCAGCGTTTCTGGGAGCGCTACGTGCTCCCCCTGCGCGTGGCCTCAGTGAATGACCGGCTGAACAGGCTGATGCCGCTACCGGACGGTATGCGGTTCGAGTACCTAGGGATCGAGGATGGGCCAGTGGGCAGACTCCAGGTAGTGGTCGGCGGCCAGTACGGGTCCGAGGGCAAGGGGGCGGTGGCCAGCTACCTGGCCGCGGAGCACCAGCGTGGGATGTCCATCCGGGTGGCCGGCCCCAACGCGGGCCACACCGTCCTGGGCAGGTGCCATCCCGACTGCGCCAGCCTCCAGCCGGCGGAAATGCTGGCAGACTTCAAGGGCGAGGTCCACCCGTCGCACCAGCACCCGTGGCGCCTGCAGCAGGTGCCCGTGGCTGCGGTCAGCAGCCCGGACGAGTCCCTGGTCATCGCCCAGGGCAGCGAGATCGAGCCCGACCTGCTGATGCGCGAGTGCGACCAGCTCGACAAGGCGGGCTACAACGCCAGCGAGCGGCTGATCGTCGACCGGCAGGCCACCATAATCGAGCCCATCCACGTGGTCCGGGAGAACCCGGCCGGCCTGCCCGGCCTCACCGAGCGGATCGGCTCTACCGGTAAGGGCGTGGGAGCGGCCCGCGCGGCCCGGACGATGCGCGATGCCCGGCTGGCCCGCGATCACAACTGGATCGGTGCCCGGTTCACCGTCACCGACACCATGATGCACATCAGGTCGTATATCGACGGGCAGCGGGCGGTCCTGGTCGAGGGCACCCAGGGCTACGGCCTGGGCATCCATGCCGGGCAGTATCCCCAGTGCACCTCCTCGGACTGTACCGCGATCGACATGCTGTCGATGGCCGGAATCAGCCCGTGGACCAGCGGAGCCCGGCTGGAGGTGTGGGTGGTATTCCGTGCCTACCCGATCCGCGTAGCCGGGAACAGCGGCCCGCTGATGGACGAGACGACGTGGGAGGAGCTGGGCCTGCCGCAGGAACTGACCACCGTTACCCGCAAGGTGCGGAGGGTCGGCCACTGGGAGGCCCCGCTGGCCCGCGAGGCCATCCTGGCGAACGGCGGACCCCGCTACGGGGATCCGGCGGCCAGCCCGGTCCGCGCCGCGCTTACGATGGCCGACCACGCGGTCCCGATGGCGGCCGGGGCGACCAGCCTGGACCACCTCAGCGGGGAGACCCGGGACCGGTTCACCCAGCTGGTCACCCGGACCGAGTACGACCTGGGCTGCTCCATCGGCATCGTCGGTACCGGCCCGTCCTCCTTCATCGATCTGAGGCACCAGTGAGCGACGAGTGGTTCGATATGCAAGGCCATCTCTGGACCAACAAGAAGCCGGCCAACAACGATCGGTGCATCCGGTGCGGTGTCGAATACGGCGAATGGGGGCCGGAGAACCGCTGCGACCACCGGCTAGCCAAGACGGATGCGGCCAGCCCGGCCGAGGAGCGGTGGGCGGTGATCGAGAAGTGGCTGCGGGCCAAGTTCGAGGAGGACCTGGCCCGGCTCAAGCCGAAGGCGATCGAGTACGGCGCCAGCGACCTGAAGATCATGGGCCGGGCGATGGAGGCACTGCTGCCGGAAGGGTCGGACCTGGACCACCAGTCGCGCGAACGGGCCGGGCTGGAGATGGCGTGCGGGTTCTACGCGATGGGCAAGGCCGCGCGCCTGTACGGAGCGTGGGAGAAGGGGCGGGAGCCCAGCGAGGATACCTGGCACGATCTGGGGATATATTCATGGATGGCCCGGTTTATCCGGGACAACGGAAGGTGGATGTAGTGAAGACGACCGTCGAGACCGAGACCCGGGCCATGTTCGATATGGCCAGCACGCTGGAGACGCTGGACCCTGAGGCTCGTAAGCGGGTATGGTTCTGGCTGGGCCAGCGGGCCGGTATCGTGCCCACGCCCAAGATCGCCGGCCCCGGCCTGATGCCAGGAATGGGTATGCCGATGCCGGGCGTGCTGGGCTCGATCCAGGTCCCGGCAGACCACCCGCTGGCCCAGATGTTCCCGCAGCTGGCCAACGGTGCTGAGGACAACGATGACGAAGACTGACACGGGCCAGGGCCACTGGCAGGTTACCCTCGACGGCGGCCCGGAGCTGGTCCCGGAGCTGATCGAGTGGCTGGAGATGGTGGCCCCGGACAACAAACGGCTGGCCCGGGGCCTGATCGCGTCGCTGCGCGAGGCGACCCACTACAAGTCCGGCTCGATGATAGATCAGATCCGGAACCTGGCCACCGCTATCACGGGCGACCGCCCGTTCTCCGAGTCGGTGCGCCAGGCGCAGACGGCCAGCGACGGCAACCACGTACCGCCCAGGGTCACCGACAACCGCAAGCTGAGCCGGACGGACCGGGACCTGGCCGACGAGGCGGTGCGGCGCGACCGGGCGTGGGAATGGTGGCGGGAGTACCGCCGGGTAGCGGACGGTAACGTGCTGCAGGCGGTCCGGCTGGACGACCCGGACAAGGTGGCGTTCCCGCCCGCCCCGTTCCCGGGGGACTGCGGTCTGGACCTGGCCACCACGAAGGACCTGAATATCTGGCCGGGCCAGAGCAAGGACGTGCCGTGCGGGGTGACGGTGGCGCTGCCACCGGGCACGTTCGGCTGGATCACCGGCCGGTCCTCAGCGTGGAGCAGGCTGGGCCTGTGGGTGATGCCGGGCATCATCGACGAGGGCTGGCGCGGTGAACTGCGGGCGATGGTATACCGGCCTGATCAGTCCGGCGTGCCCGAGGTGGCGGGCGGAGCCCGGGTCGACGGGGACTGCCTGCACATCCCGGCGGGAACGCGGATAGCGCAGATGATCGTGCTGCCGAACATGCTGGGCCAGATCCGGATCGAGCAGGTGGACAAGGTGGAGGACCTGCCCTATAGCGAGCGTGGGACAAGCGGATTCGGGAGCAGCGGCTGATGATAACACTAGCGGTATTCGTGTGCCTGGCGGTGGCACTGGTCCACTGCGGGACCCTGTACGAGAGGTGGACCAGGTGAGCGGCAACCGGGGCAAGCAGCCGAGGGGCGGACGGCGCACGGGGCGGCCGGCCAGGCAGCCGATCGCAGGCAGGCAGCCCACGCAGGTGGCGATGGACGAGCTGGCCGGGTCCAGGGCGCCGGAGGGGGCCTCGGTGACCGAGATCCTGCGCGGGGCGGGCGGCAAGCCCGGATTCCTCAAGACCGCGGAGGAGAAGTTCAGGGAGCGCCAGGACGAGCGGGACGGGGAGCCCACGCCCGAGCAGGTCCGGGCGATGGCCCAGGAGATCGCGGCGGCCCGGCACCAGGCAATGAGCTGGCGGCCCGCGTGCACCCCGTGCGTCCACGCCAACAAGCTGGCCGCGATGAAGCTGTCGGTGGTGCTGGTCGAGAGAGGGCTGAAGGAAGGATCGCCGGAGTGGATGGGGGAGCTGCACGCCGCGACGCTGGCCGGGCAGCAGGCGTACCAGGAGGGCAAGGACCTGCCGGAGGGAGCGTTGCCACCGGTAAAGCCAGCCGATATGCTGATCGGAGGAACTGGCTGCTGTGTCGGGTGCTTCCAGGCAGCGCCGGAGCCGCCAGATTCGAACGGACAGCAGATGCCGGCCATGCCGGGCATCCCGGGACGGAGCGCCAGTGGCCTCATCGTCGGCTAGCAAGACGTACCTGACGGACATCGGCCGCCCGTGCCAGGACCAGGCGCACAACTGCCGGCCGATGACCTTGCGGGAGGAGCGCCGGTACCTTAGGCGCCTGCAGCACAGGGGCCGGAAGAGGAGCAGGCGCTGATGCCAAACCGGAACAGCGCCAACACCCGGGGCCGGGCCACGGCACGGATGAAGCGCGAGAAGGCGATCCGGGCACTGGTCGAGGGCCACAACTGGGCCGAGGTGGCGGCGATCGCCGGGTACACCAGTACCGGGGCGGCCCACCAGGCCGTGAGCATCTACCTGAAGGAAAACCCGTCACCCGAGGCCGACCAGCTGAGGCAAATAGAAACCCTCAAGCTTAACGACCTCGAACGTCACGCCCGGACCGTCCTGGAGCGGTTCCACATTACCGTGCAGCACGGCAAGATCGTCGGTCCGTTCACCGGGTTCGCCAGGGATCCGGAAACGGACGAGATATTCCACGACGACAACGGCAAGCCGATCCCGCTGTACGAGCCGCTGCGGGACGACGGGCCGGAGCTGGCCGCCGTCCAGGCGCTGATCAAGATCGCGGAGCGGCGGGCCAAGCTGAACGGCCTGGACATGCCGGTGACGATCAAGCTGGAGCAGGAGAACAGCGAGCTGGATGCGGAGATCGCCGGGCTGGTCGACGAGCTGAACGTGAACGGCCTGCCCTCGGTACCCGAGGGCAGTAACGAGGCCGTGACGTGAAGGGTCCGGGCAAGCTGGTCTTCGCACCTGAGGCCAAGGTCCTGGCGCTGTCCCGGGGGCTGCCGCAGTCGGTGGTCCTCGGGCGCAGCTCCTTCGAGGTAGTGGGGGACGTGGAGGACGGCCGGGTCCGGGTCAGCCGGGTACTGTTCGACCAGGTGTTCGAGGTGGTCGGCCACGGCCAGGACGTGACGGACGCTCCGGCGGACTTCCCGGTCAGTACCGCGGCCTATCACGACTTCATCGGGGAGTGCCTGGTGAACGCTCCGGACCGGTACGACGGCGACGAGGCGGCCGAGTCCATCATCGTTCGCTACATTCGCGACCTGGAGTCGCGGCTCGATCCGTCCGACGAGCTGGCCCCGCGGAGGTGATGAGCGTGGTACACACAGACGGAACCCGCTTCACGATCGTCGGCGCCGTGGCCCCGCTGGCCAGGTCGAGCTACGAGCTGCGGCTGGACGGGCCAGACGCTCCCGAGCTGGTCCGGGGCCAGACGGTCCAGATCAACGGCACTGAGATGTATCGCGTGATCGAGGTCACGGACAACGAGGACGGCTCGTTTACCTACGAGCTGGAGCGCCTGCCGGACATCCCGGTGCACAACGTAACCGCCGGTAAGACCTGCGGGCGGGAGTGCGACTGCTGATGTCGTACGCCCGTTCGCCCGGGGGGAACGGGCACCGTCCCCTGTGGCACAGACTGAGCAGCGACGGCCTGCCGCTGTGCTCGGCCAAGAACAAAACCGATACCGCGGCCTGGCCCAGGCTGGCCATCGCCCCGCCGGACGAGGATGCCCACTGCTTCCGCTGCTTCCCCCGGCGCGACCGGCCGCAGGAGCGCATGGTCCGCGGGGGCGACCGCCACCCGTCCGGCGCGTGGGACCTGGACGCATTCATCAACAACCTTTAGGCACAGACCTTGAAGCAAGAGACCTTCGACAAGACCATGAAACTGGCCATCGGCGGGGTGACCGCGGTTACCTCGATGGTAGTTGGGTCAACGTTCGGCACCAGCGGGACGATCGCCGGTACCTTTAGCGGGGCGGTGGTCAGCGGCCTGTCCTCCGAGGCGTACACGCTCCTTGCGGAACGTGGACGGCGCCACGCCAGCCGGCTACCCGACCACGTGAGGAAGGCGGGGGCGATCGCCGGTATCGCGGCGGTGGGGCTACCGGTGGGCCTGACGGCAGTCGAGGCGGCAGCAGCTAAGCCGCTGACCTCGATCGTAACGGGCCGCCAGGAGCATGGGACCACGCTGACGGGGACGGCACCTGGCCCGGCACCGTCCCCGCGGCCCTCCGTGACCGTCTCCGTCTTTCCGACCGGTACGCCGGGCTCGACGGACCTGTCCGGCGTCCCAGTGTCTCCCTCGGTCACGGAGAGCCCGACGAGCACTATTACGGTTGTCCCTTCTCCGTCTGTGACGGTGACCCCGACCCTGATCCCAACTCTGGTTCCTGCGACGCCGACAGCAGGCGGCTGATCTCGGCGTTCTCGGCCAGGCGGTCGGCCCGGCTGATCACGAAGTCGCCCAGCGGCCCGCGGACCTCGTTCCACTCGATGATGTGGCCGGACTCGGCCGCGTGCTGGACCATCCGGCTCCAGGTCCGGTTGTACGGACCGCGCTGGCGCCAGATGCACCTGCGGCAGGCCGCTTCGATCTGGACGCGCGGATCGGGCAGCTCCTCCTCGGGCGCGTCGTCCGCGGAGTGCTGCTCGTAGGTCCGCCCGTGCGGCCAGGCCACCAAGTTCGGCGTGCCGGTCCAGACCTTCTGGCCCGACTTGCGATCCAGGACCTCCTGCTCGGTCTGCACGTGGATGGAGTCGTGGTAGACGGTTACCACGCGCCCGCCCGGCAGCCGGACGCTGACCCACTCGTTACGGCCCAGGTCGATCGGGTCCAGGTAGCCGGTGCTGACCTCGAACTTCATCGCGACCGCTCCCACATCACGTGGACGGCGTAGTACGGACCCGAGGGTCCGCCAGCGGGCAGGATGGCGCTGCTCTTGATCGTCCACCCGTCCGCAGACATCTCCTCCTGGTTGGCGTTGAAGTCGCTGTGCGATCGGTACAACTTTAGCTGGTAGACCACTGTAGCTCCAGACAGACGGCGGCCCGGTCCGCGTGGGACCGGGCCGCGTTCGGTTACTTGCCGTTACCTGGCTTCTGGCGGCTGGCGTCGGGTCCCGTCCGCTTGTCCTCGGGCTGGTCCGTCGCCTTCTCGTAGTCGGCCTCGTCCTCCTCCTTGCTCCGGTTCTTCCCCGGATACTTCCCCTTGCCCGGTTCGCTCTTCTTGCTCACCGGCTACTTGATGTCCCTGTCGTCGCCCGGCTCTTGTTTCTCCGACCGGGCGTGGCCTTTTAGGATGCCAGCGACCCCGCCCCGCTCGGCCCGGTTGATCTTGGCCTGGTCACGGACCGCGCGCCGCTCCCCCCTGGGAACGTCGGACGGTCTCGGGTGCTTTGCCATCGCAACCTCCGTTGCCTCGATGCCAAACCACCAGCATATCACGGGCCTTGACAACGTGACAAGGGTCAGACGACAGTGACGTAGCCCAGGGGCGACGCGACCCGGGTCAGGTTCCGGGGGCTGGCAGGCGGCCGGACGTGGTTGCCCTGGTCGACGGCGGCTAGGTAGTCGAGCACGTCGACCGGCCCGACCGTATCTGGCGCCCGGATAAACCGCGGGTCGTCCTCGCCCTCGTTCAGCCACGCGGCGATCTCCTCCGCGGTTACCGTCGTGCTGACGGTCCACCGGTTGGTCATCATCGTCCGGAACTGCCGGTCAGCCGGGCTGGTTTCTGTGCGGCAGCGCGGGCAGTTGTGCGGCCCGTGCTGCTGGCCCTCGGGCGTCCGCTCGTGGTCGGCCAGGTCCATGAACTTCGGTGCCTCCGTCATATCGTCACCTTTACTGTCATCACGATCAGCAGCAGGCCGAGGGCGCCCAGCAGGGCGCCGAGTAGCTGGAGCTGGATCTTCTCCTTCATGCTGCCTGCCTCAGTTTCGCCATATGGTGCTGCTCGGCGGCCAGGATCTTCCGGGCCGCTCCCTTGTGGTTGTATCGCGGCCACGGGTGGTACCCGTGCATCGGCCAGTAATCGCTCTTGATCCGGTTACAGACCACGCACAGCGTCGCCAGGTTGGCCAGCGTGGTCTGCCCGCCGTAGTGCCAGGGCCGGATGTGGTCGGCCTGCAGCCAGCGGCGCCGTCCGCACGCCACGCACCTGAACCCGTCCCGGCGGAACACCTGCAGCCGTAGCCCGCTGGGCGTGGGAGGCCGCCCGTGCCGGTTCCAGTACCGGATCTCGTGCCGGAGCCGGTGGCGCCTCACGCCGGGCCAGCCGCGGGCGGCTTCGAGCACCAGCATCCCCGACAGGATGGTCATGGTCACGCCGTAGTCCCAGCCCCCCGCGATAAAGGCTAGCGCGGTTACTCCGCCCAGCACGGTCACCCCGGCCTGGCGCAGTGCGTACCTGTTTGCCTGGCGCCGCATCACCGGCCCAGCCACTGCGTGGGCCACAGGCGCAGGGAATGCAGCGTCCATCGCAGCCCCACATACATCGCTGCCACGCCGCCAATCGTCACTATTTGCGTCATAGTAACAAGCCAATCACGCAGTTGCCACGGTGTCAAGGCCGGTGATAGCCTGGCCCAACTACCAGAGGCAACCCAGGAGAGCACATGACCGAACCGACCGAGATGGCCAGGCGTACCGTCCTGTGGAAGTACACCAAGGAAGACGGCACCCACGAGGGCGGCCGGACCTACGCGACCGAGGAGCTGGCCGCGGAGCACATGAACGTGATCGGGCAGATGCCCGGCATAACCGGGGTCCGGCTGGCCAGCGACGATCCGGAGGCGAACCAGATCGGAGCCCCCACGATGGGGGCGGCCCGGACCGACCCCGAGCCCGCCCATCGCGGCATCCGCAGCGTGGTTATCGAGCCGCACCACGCGGTAGACGTCCCCAAGGACCTGGCGATCGTGCTGACCCGGGTGATGCAGGCCCACGGCTGGTCGATCGGCTGGCACGCCCACCCCAGCGATCCAGAGGGGGTGATGCTCACCGCCGACCGCGACGGCAAGTCGATCAGCGTGACCGTGAACCACGCCTCCCACTGATTGACACGGTGACAACCCCACTGGTTTACTGGCTTGTAGCGGTCCCGCTCCGGGGCCGCGCGGCGGAAGGAACAGACCGTGACCGACGACACCCGGGCGCACGCCCAGCTACCGCCCAACGACCTGGCCCACCGGACGGCGGACGAGATCGAGCCCGCCAGCCCGCTGGACACCCCCGCCCAGATGGGCGAGGCACTGGCCGCCACCCTGCGCGAGTACGGCTGGGAAGTGGACGTGATGACCGACCCCGACGACCCGGCGGGCACCATATTCATCGGCGCCGCGCGGACCGGGAGCCGGCCGGTGTCCGCCACGCTGGCCTACACCCAGTAACCCCCACAGACCGCGGCCCGGCCGGGCGCCTCCCCTGGCCGGGCCGCCTCATGTCTTGACACGGTGACAACCCCATGATTGACTGGTCCTGTGCGGCCCCGCCGTGGGGCCGCCCAATCGAACGGAGCGAGTCGTGGGAGATAACCCGACTTACATCCCGATCACGCCGACCGCCGAGCTGCTGGCGGCCGACCGCTACGCCCGGCCGGGCACCCGTGTCCGGATCGCGTGGGGCCTGAACGAGGGCGACGAGGGAACGGTGACCGGCTACGCCCGGGGCCAGAAGGCGCACGCCCAGTTCGAGGCCAACAAGGAGGCAGCGCACGATTCCGGCCGCAACCTGGTCTCGGACGACTACGAGTGCCTGATCGACGGCGAGGGTCCGCTGGTGACCATGGACGACGGCCGGATCGAATGGTTCCCCGGCCAGGCCGAGGGCGTCCTGGAGCTGGTCCCCGACGATCAGATCACGATCCGCCTGAAGGCTAGTTCGCTGACCACGATCCTGGGCCACCTGACCGGCGATGACCGGCCGATCGCGGACGAGATCCGCAGGCAGTTCTCCGACAAGGCCGGGGCGGTCTGAGATGAGCCTCAAGGTCGTAGTCGTGGCCGAGAAGGGCGGCCAGTGGACGGACCCGATCGAGGCCGCCGACGAGTTCGTCGTCCCCGGCGATGTCGTCGAGGTCCGCCTTTCCGGGCGGTGTGAGATGGTGTTCGTTCTGTCCGATGGGACGCAGATCCACTCGACGGACATCGACTAGGCCGGCCAGGGAAAGTAAGCAAGTGCGGCAGCGGGTGGCACCGCGTAAGCTATAGTCCGCTTCGGCGGGCCGCGTAGCCCCTGACCGGGACCGGGCAGCCCCGGCCGAGTTTCCCTCGGCCGGGGCTGTCGCCTATACTGACCCTTATGGCACAACCGGACTTCATCCTGCCCGAGGGCTGGCAGTCGTGGTCGCTCCCCCGGAAGCGGGCGCTGCGGCGCAAGCTGGCCGCGGAGCGCGCCCGGCAGCGGATGCGGGAGTGGCGCCGGTTCGCCCGGTACAAGCAGCTCCCGCCGGACGACCCCCGGCACGGCTACGCCCAGACCATCACCGGCCGCGACGGCAAGGTGCAGGAGCTGTCGGCCTGCCAGTGCCACAAGGACGGCCCGCCCGTCCCCGACACGGACTGGCTGGTCTGGCTGCTGATGTCGGGCCGCGGGTTCGGCAAGACGTGGGTGGGCGCCTCGTGGCTGGCCGAGCAGGCCCTGGCCATCCCCGGGTCGGCCTGGTGCTGCATCGCCCCCACGTTCTCCGACACCCGGCGGATCTGCATTGAGGGGTCGAGCGGCCTGCTCAAGGCCCTGCGCAAGGAGGAGATCGCCAACTACCGGCGGAACGATCTGGAGCTGGAGCTGGCCAACGGCTCGATCATCTACGGTTTCTCGGCCGACCGCCCCGACCGGGTCCGCGGCTCGAACCTGTCGGGCGGGTGGGCCGACGAGCTGGGCTCGTGGCGGTACGAGGCCACCTGGCACGAGGGCCTGATGCCCGCGCTGCGCATCGGTGAACGTCCCCGTATGCTGGTGACCACGACGCCGCGTGGGACGGCCCTGCTGCGGGAGCTGGCCGGGCGCACTGACGGGACGGTCCACATAACCCAGGGCTCGACCCTGGAGAACCAGCAGAACCTTTCGGACATCGCCCTGCAGGAGCTGTACCGCCGGTACGGCGGGACGCGGATCGGCCGCCAGGAACTTGAGGGCGAGCTGATCGCGGATGTCGAGGGCGCCCTGTGGAAGCGCGCGTGGCTGGAGCGGGACCGGCTGGTGGCGGCCCGGGGCGAGGACGGCCAGATCGAGCTGCCCGACGTTCCCATGCGGCGGATCGTCGTCGCGGTCGACCCGGCCACCACGAGCAAGTCCACCTCGGCCGAGTTCGGCATCATGGTGGTGGGCCTGGGCACCGATGGCGACGTGTACGTGCTGGCCGACCTATCCGGCCGGATGACGCCCGGCCAGGGCATGAAGCGCGCGATCGGGGCTTACTACGAGTTCGAGGCCGACCGCCTGGTCGCTGAGGCCAACAACGGCGGCGACTTCATCGAGGAGCTGGTCCGCACCTACGACGAGAACGTCCCGTACCGCAAGGTCACCGCCAGCCGGGGCAAGCAGGTCCGGGCGGAGCCGGCATCGTCGATGTACGAGCAGGGCCGCGCCCACCACGTGGGAGCGTTTCCCAAGCTGGAGGACCAGCTGTGCACCTGGACCCCGCTGGACCGCGAATCGCCCGACCGCCTGGACGCCCTGGTCTGGGGCATCCACGAGCTAACGGCCAACATGGACTGGAGTTCGATGTACGGGCAGTCCTATACCTGCCCGCGCTGCGACCGGATGTCGATCCTGCTCAAGGACCGGCCGCAGTGCCCGCACTGCCAGGAGCCGATCGAGCCTGGGGTCATGGCCACAGCCGCGGCCTAGTCCGGTCGAGCACCCAGAGCGCTTTGGGACCAGGCCACGGTGTGACCCCCCTACCCAGCGGGGCCGGTACTCAGCTCCGGCGCCGGGGGCCAGCCCAGCCCCGCCACAATCCACGGGACGGCACCGTTTGCTCGCGTGTCAAGTGCGGGTGCCGGGACCGCGCCCGTGTCGTTGCCCCGGCTCCCCGCTACCCGCGCTATGCCACTTTGTGGGCTGGATTGACTACCACGGAGGCGGACGGGGGAATCCGGGTAGTCTACCAGGACCGCGATCCGGTCCAGTACAAGCCTTATATCGGCAAGCTGCCGTGCGATAAGCTGCTCCAGTTGCTCCGGCTCGTCCACCCGGCCAGCGGACCACGGAGATTGACACCGGGTCAACCGGTGTGATGAGGTTTGGGAATACTTGACGGCGTGACAATGTTTAAACGTCCGCAGGGGCCGGAGCGGCCCCCCGAGCAGGAGGCACAGGACATGACCGGAACCAAGCCGCAGTGGGGCACCTGGAAGACTCACGGTCACGCGGCGGAGGTGCAGTTCTACGGCGACGACCGGACCTTCCCGGCCAAGGAGGGCATCCGCAGTTCGGTCCAGTCCGATGGCCGGGGCGGCATCGAGATCACCAGCCTTACCGGCGAGCGGATCGGCACCTACGGCGACGGCCTGAAGCTGGCCCGCGGCGGAGCCACCCGGTTCTGGGCGGTCCCGGCCGTGGAGCGCCAGGCGGACAAGGAGTTCGTCGAGGTCGACCCGGTGACCGAGGAGGGCACCGAGACCTTCGAGGAGGTCCGGCACTCCAGCGACGGCGATGCGATCGCCGTGGGGACCCGGCCGAAGGCCAGCAAGCGGCCCTCGGGCAGCGACACCCAGACCGCCAGGGCCACCTGCCGCGACGGTTGTGGCGTGGCGGTCGGACGCGGCAAGGTCTACCGGCAGGGTCACGACGCCCGGCACGTGAAGCAGCTACTGGCCAAGGTCGTGGCCGGCGGCGATGTGGACGACGCGCTGGCCGAGCTGGAGCACTCGCCCCGGCTGCAGGCCAAGCTGGCGGAGCAGATCAAGCGCCGGATCAAGTGAACGCGCCGCACAGGCCCCCGCTCCCCACGTGGGAGACCGGGGGCCTCGGCGTTTACGGAATAGTTGACCCCCTGTCAATGTTGAAACCGACATGAGCGAAATCAAGCACCCGGGACTGATCACCAGCCTGATCGCGGATGTCGAGGCCGCAGGTGGGACCGTAGAGCCGCTGGGCGACCGGGTCTGGCAGTTTACCGTCCCGATCGAGATAGTCGGTGGCGGGACGTCCCAGTTCGGAATCGGGACGGCCGGGTACTACCGGGACAGCCAGGGCGTGGCCCACGTGCGGAATGTCAGCCGGGTCCGCGAGTTCTCCCGCCGGCGGGGGGTCGTCCTCGGGAATAGTTGACACCTTGTCAATGTTGAAACGTGCGAACGGCCCCGCCGGGGCCGGCACCCAGGAGGCACAGGAAATGACCGAGCCAATCATCGAGGCCGCGGGCGCTCCCGCCAGCAAGCTGGAGCTGGTCCGCAAGCTGCTGGCCAAGGCCGAGTCGACCGACTCCGCACCCGAGGCCGAGGCGCTGAACGAGCGCGCGGCCGACCTGATCGCCCAGTACGGGATCGACCGGGCGATGCTGGCGGCCGATGGCACCCAGGGCGACGCGATCGTCGACGAGTGGATCATCACCGACCGGCCGTTCGCGGAGGAGATGACCACGCTCCTGGCCAGCGTCGCCTACCCGCTGCGGGCCAAGGTCCGGTACATCAAGCGCTGGAACGCCCAGTCCGGCCCCAAGGCCAAGGGCGGGGTTCCGCGCGGTGGCTGGGATTACGGTCTGCGGGTGTTCGCCTACGAAAGTGACCTGGCCCGGGTGAAGATGCTGTACGTGAGCCTGCGCAACCAGGCGCTGGCCGGCGCCAGCCAGATCAAGGGCGAGCAGAGGTTCGGCCAGGACCAGAAGGCCCACCGGCAGTCGTACCTGGAGGGCTTCACCAGCGCGATCTATGGCCGGCTGGCCAAGGCGGAGCGGGAGGCCCGCCAGGCGCGCGAAGCCGAGATCGAGGCCCAGCGGGACGTGGCGCTGCTGGAGGGCCGCACCTCCGGCCCCTCGGTGGAGCTGGTGCTGGCGGACCGCTCGAAGGCCGTCGAGATCGCGATGGACCTGGCCTACGGCATCACGGTCGAGGACCGGGTCCGGTGGGCCGAGGAGGCCCGGGAGTACCAGCGCAAGGTGGACGCGGGCGAGATCGAGCCCCCCAAGTACAGCCGGGGCCGCGCGCCCAAGATCTACGAGCGCAAGGGCGCCTACTACGGAGAGGGCTACAGCGACGGCAAGCGGGCCGACATCGGCTCCACCTCTCCCGAGGTCGGCCGGACCCAGCGGCCCGAGCTGGGCTAAACCGGCAGCGGCCCCCGCCACCACGGCGGGGGCCGCCCTGTACCCGGGGAATGGTTGACACCGTGGCAATGTTGAAACTACCGTAGGGCCGGGACGCGGCCCGGAGGAGGCACAGGGAAATGCAAGAGGGCAACCAGTTCGTCCAGGTCATGATCGAGCGGCGCGCGGAGTCCGCGACGGCGCACCCCAACCCGGACGGCGCCGGTCCGAACTGGCGCGACGTGACCCGCACCGAGGACGCCCGGCAGGCCGTGGACGTGGTCCTGGGCGAGGGCCGCGAGGTCGAGCCGCTGGAGTTCGTGTGGAACGTGGAGTTCCGGCCCGCCGAGATCGCGGTGCTGGAGCGCCAGGGCTATATCGACCTGGAGCAGCGCGGCTACCGGATCTCGGCGGAGATGCCGTAACCGTCCCAGCCCACCGGCCCCTTGCCCGGCCTTGACACCGGGACAAGGGGCCTGGTTGTATACGGAGTGGTGGGGGGACAACGCTGGTGAAGCGAAGGCCCGTCCGGCCGTGTGAGCCGCCTGGCGTACCAAACGAGCTAGCCGTGAAGGTCTAAAACCGCCTGGCGCGTCGGTCCGGGCCATGCTGGACCACACTACCGGTGTCCCCCCATCGCACGGGGAGCGTCCGCTCGCTGGGCCTTCTGGTCGCCACCCCCCCGGTGGCCAGCGGGTCCGGGGAAGACGGGCGGGCGCTTCCCGCCCCCTCCTCCGCCCCTGCCAGTCCGAGAGTTGCCCTATGCACAACGACGAGAGTACCGAGGCAGTCCGCCCCCTGCGGTTCAGCGACAACGTCCCCTGGATGATCGGGCCGGAGTTTGGCTCCGACGAACCGGGCCTGCGCCCGTACGCATCCCTGCCGGTCTGGCCCGCCCAGCGTCCCCGGCCCGTCCTGCACCCGGCCGTCCGCCTGCTGATGAACGTGGGGATCGGCCTGCTGGCCCTGGGCGGCTGCGCCTTTGCCGTGGCCATTTTCGCGGTCAGTCTGCGGCTGATGGGCGTGCTGTGACCCAGCCCGTTCCCGGCGTCCGCAACGCCAGCCCGGCCGAGGCGCTAACCCGTCTCGGCCGGCTGGCTGCCGACCGCCAGCGCGAGCTGCGCCGCCCCCTCACCGACGAGGAACTGACCACGCTGGAGGAGCAGCAGCCATGCATGCACTGCGGCGGGCACCATTCGCGGTCCTGCCCCCGCGTTAAGCGGATCGCCTGGCACCCGCAGGGCAAGCTGGCCGAGGTCGAATATTGGCCCAGCCAGGACGTGGACTGGGACGCGGTGGTCTTCGAGGACCAGGGCGACGACGGCCCGCCCCCCACGCTGGACGACCTGCTGCAGGCGCTGATCCAGGCCCACCCGGGCAACACGCCCGTGATCGACACCGCGGAGCGGCTGCGCCACCTACTGAATGCGCTGGACGCGGGACAGCGCGCGGCGGTACAATCCGATCATGGCGCGGAAACATAGGGACGATCTGCTGGCCCTCGGCCTGATCCTGGTCGTGGCTGCATTGTTCGCCCTGGGCTTCCAGTTCGCTACGTTCCGGCTGTTCTTCGGCTGGCCGGTGGGCGGGACCTGGTCCAACACGTTCGCCTGGCTTGAGGACGGCGGCCTGGCGCTGTTCTTCCTGTGGTACTTTAGGGATCACGTAGGTAGGCGCCTGGCTGCCTGGTGGCACAAGCACCACGGCCCGCACCTCCAGGCGCAGCTCGATGCCCACCACGACCGGATCGTCCAGACCATTAAGGACAACGGCATTGGCCACTGACCCGGCACGCGTAGTTAGGGCAATCAACCGGGCCAAGCGCCGGCACGAGGTCCGCAAGGACATCTCGCCCCTGGTGGCCCAGTACCAGGAGACGATCTATGGGCACAGCACGGGCCAGGCGCTGCCCCGCGATCCGATGGAGTTCCTGGCCGGGACGTTCACCCCGCTAAGCCCGATCCAGACCACCGCGGTGAACGTCCCCGATGGCGACCTGGAGCGGCCCGGCCCCCGCCAGCGGGAGATGCCGGTGGGCTGGAACATGCCAATCGGTGTGCCCGGGTCCGAGGGGTTCAAGCTGGCCTCCTTCGGCACCTTGCGGATGTACGCCGACCTGTACTCGGTGGCCCGAGCTGCCCTGCAGGTGCGCAAGTCCGAGATCCGCGGCCTGGAGTGGGACATCATGCCCACGGCCGAGGCCGAGCGTGCCATGCGCGGCGACAAGAAGGCCCACAAGGAGTTCGCGGAGCGAAAGGCCATCGCGGTAAAGTTCTTCCGCAAGCCCGACCCCGACTACATCAAGTTCGGATCGTACATCGACGCGGTGATCGAGGAGATGCTGTCGGTCGACGCCCTGAGCCTGTACCTTCACCCGACCAAGCTGGCGGGCAAGGGACCGTTCGGTAGCAGCGTGGCCGCGCTGGAGCTGATCTCCGGTAACACGATCCGGCCCCTGGTGAACGTGCGGGGCGGCCGGGTCAGCCCGCCGTCGCCCGGGTACCAGCAGTACCTTTACGGAGTACCGCGCAGCGACCTGATGGAGATCCTGCGCGGCGACGACGTGAAGGAGATGGACGGCGAGAACCCGGTCAAGCAGTACCGGGGCGACCAGCTGATGTACCTGCCCTACACGGCCAGGGCGTGGACGCCCTACGGGTTCCCGCCGATCGAACGGTCGATCATCCCGGTGATCACCGGCCTTCGTAAGCAGCAGTTCCAGATGGATTTCTTCGACGAGGGCACGATCCCGGGCAACTACATCAGCCCCGGCGAGCAGCTAGGCTGGACGCCCAACCAGCTGGAGATCTGGCAGAACCAGCAGAACGCCCTGGCCGGCGACCCGGCGTGGAAGCACAAGTCGATCGCCCTGCCGCCGGGCTCCAAGGTGTTCCCGATGCGGCCGGTGGCCCTGGCCGACCAGTTCGACGAGATCGTGATGACCCAGGTGTGCATGGCGTTCGATGTGATGCCGATGGAGCTAGGTGTCAGCCCCAAGGTCTCGACCACCCAGTCCCCCGGCGCCGCGAATCAGATGGCCAAGGCGTCGCAGAGCACCAACCAGCGCAAGTCCCTTAAGCCGACCCTGGCCTTCCTCACCGACGTATTCAACGTGATCATCCAGGAGGTCTGGCACCAGGAGGATATGAGGTTCGTCTTCGAGGGGCTGGAGGAGGACGAGGACGAAAACGCCCTGGTGGAGCGCCTGGTCCAGATGGTGTCCTTCGGGTTCAGCTCGATCGACGAGTGCCGGATCGCCCTGGACAAGGCCCCGTGGGGCCTGCCGATCACCTCCGACCCGGTGTTCGTGAGCGCTACCGCGGGCATGGTCCCGCTGGGCTCGATCGACCCGACCTCCGGTAGGCCGATGGGCACGCCTCCCCCGCAGCCGATCGGTGCCCCGCCCCCGCCTGGCGGTGCCCCCCCGGCTCCGGGCGGCCCGGGGAGCCCCCCGGCGCTGCCACCCGGGCAGAAGCCCCCGGCCGGGTCCCCGAGCCCGCCCGGAGCCGCCCCGAAGCCGCCGGGAGCCCCTCCCGGCCAGACCCCGCCCCCCGGCGGCCCTCCCGGCGCTCCCCCGCCCCACGTGGGACCGGCTCCGGGCGACAAGGTCGGCCAGTCCCGGCAGGACGCGGCCGAGGCCCACGCGGGTGTCCAGCAGCAGATGCACGAGGACTTCGCTGCCGGTAAACCACTCGAGCCTCCGGTGCGGCCCCCGCTGACCGCCGGCGCCGACGAGGAGCACGCCAGCTCCTCCTCCAAGGCGATGCTGTCGGAGCTGGACGCCCTCCGGCGCCACCTGAACAAGGGCCGCCAGCTGAGGACGTGGGAGACCCGGTACCTGCCCGGCCTGGTGATGGACCACGTGGGATCCCTGCTCAAGCACCTGGACCCGGACGACGCGGCAGCGGTTACTCGCGAGTTCGTGATTAGCGCGTTCGGCCCGCCCACGATCACGGGCCAGGTCGAGCAGGTCCGCAAGTCCGGGTGGGAGGGCGAGCTACGCGACGCCCGCGGCCGGTGGTCCAAGGACCCCGGAGCTGGTACCAGCGACCTGGGGACCGGCGCAGCGAAGCCGCCTACCCACATGCGAACGGTGGCCACGGCCAACAACCAGGCCCGGGTGTACACCGACGCCCAGGTCCAGGACCTGCAGAAGCAGATCAACGCGCTACGGGCCGAGCTGCACGCCGAGAAGCACAAGGAGGCCAAGGCCGCTGCCGCTATCCGCCTGGTCAGCGTGGCGGCCTCGATCGCCATGGCGTTCTTTACCGGCGGCCTGTCGCTGGTGGCCCTCGGGCCGCTGCTGCTGGACAAGATGCCCGAGGTGGGCCGAGAGCTGGCCGAATACTACCAGGTCCGGCGTCAGCACACTGAGCTGCCGATTACCCCGCTCAAGCCGGGCGAGAAGGCCGACGACGCGGCAGCCGCCGCGGTGACCGGCCACCTGATCCGGGAACTGATGGCCGCCGGGGTGGACCCGGGCCTGGCCCGCCACATCGCCACCCACGTGGTCCAGGCGGCCATCGCGGCGATGGCCTCGGGCCGCCAGCCGTGGGAGCCCGAGTTCCTGCCGGACGACGCGGTTACCGGTATCCTGCACGGCCAGGTGGCCAAGGTGATGTCGACCTCGGCCCCGCTGAACGAGCAGGGCGGGCAGCAGGGCCTGGCCCCGTACGACCTGGAGGCCAGCGGCAGGCCCCACCGCTTTGCCGGGGGCGGATACGGCGCCTGTACGTTCTGCGACCAGCCCGAGGGAGCCCAGATCCACCAGGTGACCAAGGCAGGTGATGCTGGCCCAAAAGCGCGTGGGACGACTACGATGGTCTCCAAAGTTGGCCCTAAGGGCTACTCCCACGGGTGGGTCCATGCGGGCGATCCTGCCAGCCGCCAGATCGACTACAGCGGACCGGTAAAGCAGATCGCCCAGAAATATCGGGTACCGGGTCAGTACACCGACGCGAGCAGGCGCTACGCCGGGCTACGGGAACGGGTCAGCACGGACCGGGCGGTGACCCTCTGGAGCAGTTCCTATGGCGATATGCTGGCTGTCCGGCATGTCATGAGGAACCTGCGCAACGGCCAGCACCCGTACACAGACCGGCCGGAGGGCCGGATTGACCGGGCCAGGTTTCCTGACATTACCAACGCCAAGGGCGATAAGGTCCTGTTCGACCAGAGTGACTGGGATCGCGAGCTGGTCGGTGCAGCCTCTGCCATGAACGAACTGATCGACTACGACAGTACGCCGCAGGACCATCTGTATCGTGGAATGTCGGTAGACGATACGTCGATCTTCAAGCCCGGGGCTACGTTCGAGCACGACGCCCTGTCGTGGTCCGGCGATCCGGCATCAGCCGGCCGGTACGCCCGGGGAGAAGGAGTCGAAGGCTGGCAGCCGAGAGCACACCAGGTGGTCATGCACGGGTCCGGAGTACCGGCCGTATCGCTGGCCCGGTACAACCATGGACCAAACTCCGACGATGACGAGTACGTATCCCGGGGCAAATACAAAATAGCCTCCGTCCGGGTAGAGCCGGACGGCACTACTCACGTGGAAGTAGTCCCCGCATGATCGCGCTGGCCGAGGCCCTGGACCAGTGGCAGCACAGCAGCGACGGCTCCTCTGCGCGGCCCTGGTCCGGGTGGCGGCACGACCAGCAGCTAGCCCGGATCTACGGCGAGCAGCTGACCCGCTCGCTGGCCCAGGTCGAGCCGCTCGACCTGGCCCGCCTGTGGCTGGAGTCGGTCCCGTCCGGGGCGGTCGAGAAGTCGGCCATGCCGAACCCGGCTGCGTGGGGCTGGCTGGTGGCGCGCGGCATCGCCAACGTGGTAACCCAGGCCCTGCACCGCATCCTGGCCAACCTGTGGACCGAGGGGTTTGCGGTCGGCCGCGAGGCGGGTAAGGAGATGGTCGATTCGGCCTACGACTCCACGTTCTGGGACCACTGGCAGCCCGGCGACGTGGACGCGGCCCGCCTGGTGGCGGGCGACGGCCTCCAGCAGATGCTCGACACCTACGGTATCCAGACCATCAAGTCGATCGCGGATACCCGGATGCGGCAGCTGGCCGACCAGCTGGCGGCCGGGTTTGACAGCGGCTCGTCGGCCGACGAGATCGCGGAGAATATCCGGCCCATCCTGGACAACCCGTCCCGCGACTACATGATCGCCTCGACCGAGCTGAACCGTGCGACCTCGCTGGCCGCCCTCGGTGCGTACCGGGAGGCCAACCAGGAGGGCAAGCGCTGGAGTACCGCCCACGACGAGCGGGTGTGCCCGGTCTGTATGGCCAACCAGGAGCAGGGCATCATCCCCATCGGCGGACTGTTCGATTCCGGCGTGGTAGCCCCCCCGGCCCACCCCGGCCCCTGCCGCTGTGCGGTCCTGCCGGACGACCTGCCGGAATCCGGTATCCCGCCGATGCGTCTTACCAGTATCCAGAAGGCCGGCGTGGTGGCGGCCGGTGTCGTGCTGCGCGCGGCCGACACGGGCCGGGTGCTGATGATCAAGCGGTCCGAGGAGGACGGCGACAAGGCGCCCGGCTGCTGGGAGTTCCCCGGCGGGACCCTGGAGCCCGGGGAACTGGTCATCGTGGCTGCCGTCCGCGAATGGCAGGAGGAGGTCGGTAAGCTGCTGCCGGGCGGTATCCCGCGGCCGGGCTGGACCAGCTCCAACGGCGTTTACCGGGCGTTCATCATGGACGTGGCGAACGAGCACTGCATGTCGACCGGCGATAGGGATGAGGTGGACGATCCGGACGGTACCCACCACGAGGCCCTGGCGTGGGTGCTGCCGGACGAGATCGCCCACCAGGAGCCCCTGCGGCCCGAGCTGGCCACCGACCTACCGCGCGTAGTTGCCGCACTGCAACGACCGAGCATGTTCAAGTCCGACAAGACCGCCCAGAAGGTCTACGAGCAACTGCTGGAGAACTACCCGCCCGGATCGATCGAGTGGGTGCTGCGGGCGGAGTGGAGCGGCCCGCGCGGCGTGACGTGGGACGAGATCGACCACGACGATATGGACTCGTGGGCGGCCAGCCACCAGCCCGGCAAGGTCGGCCGGTTCGCGGACAAGTTCCGGGACGGCGAGAAGGTCAAGCCCGCGGTACTGGCCGACCTGCCGACCAAGGGCGGGCCGGGCGAGCAGCTCCTGGACGTGGACGGGCACCACCGTGCTCTGGCCGCCCGGGATGCCGGGGTCCCGCTGCCCGCGTGGGTGGGCAAGGTGGCCTATGCCGACGTTCCTGCCGTGCTGCAGACCCACGTCTACCAGCGGACCAGCTCCGACCCGGCCTCGACCGCGGCGGCCCGCGTTGACAAGGAGACAACTGCCGGGTTGACTGGTGGTATGGTGACCAAGGTCGGCCCGCACGGCTACATCCACGGGTGGGTCTTCGTGGGTGCGCCCGGAGGGAACGCTGCTCACGTCCTGGACGCGGCCCACAAGTCGGGGATCGCCAGCGAGGAGGCCGGCGGCAAGACCACCCACGCCACCGCCCGGGTAAAGTTCAACGACGGCAGCGAGTGGATTCGCAAGAGCGGCGACAAGACCAACCGCGACGCGGAGGTTCTGGCCTCCCGGGTGTCCGACGTGATCGGCGCCGGCGCTCCTCACGTCCTAGTCAAGGGCGGTAAGCTGTGGCAGCCCGTGGTCCGTGGCAAGTCGAATGTGGACCTGGGGGTCGATAGCTACAAGATCAACGAGCCAGGGCTGCAAAAGTACACCAAATCGGCGGCCGGGGAAAGAATCGGACTGCTGGACAAACTAACCCGCAACACCGACCGGGCCGATGGTAACTGGATGGTTGCCGAGGACGGCCAGCCGGTGCCGATCGATCACAGCCACGCCCGGTATACCGCTCCCCCACTATCTTCTACCGGCCCGTTCCGCAAGGAACTTGAGCGGTCCGGCGCCCGATGGAGCGCGGCCCAGTGGGCCAAGTGGGAGCAGGGCCTGCGGGCGCTGGAGCCCGAGTTCGCCCAGAGCAAGCGGTCCGAGTGGTACCAGGCGCTGATGGCTAACTTTGCGGAGGCCAGGCAGCAGGCCACCGTGGCTAAAGTGGTGCAGCCCAGCCTGGTCAAGGTCGGCCCCAAGGGCTACATTCACGGGTGGATCTTCGTCGGCATCCCCACGATCGGCCAGGCGGTCAGCCACCCGGCCAAGGGCAACGGCAAGGGCGAGGTCACCGGGATCAACAACGAGGGCACCCGGGCAACGGTCCGGTTCAGGACCGGGTCCGAGCACAGCTTCGAGGTCACCAGTAAGCCGGTCGGTAGCGGCTACGGGTCGCCGTTCCAGCGCAGGCTGCCGCAGACCCATCACCTGTACAAGCTGCCGGACGGGCGCCAGGCTGCCCTTACCACCGATCCGAAGGCGTTCTACGGCGTAAACCTGTGGATCAGCGCGGACAGCAAGCACGACGAGTCCCGGTTCAGCCTGATCACCAGGCCAGGTCACGAGCCCCAGATCATGGCCACCTACACCGACTCCGACGACACCTCGATGGACATGCACCCGCTGCCGGTGGCGATGATGCCCTCGGTGGTGGAGCGCGACCCGGAGGGCGACTACGCCAAGGCGTGGGACGCGCTAAAGCCCATGGCGCTGGAGGCCCAGGCCAAGCACGAGGCCGAGCGCAAGGGCACTACGGCGGGCACGCTGTCCGATCTGGTGGCCAAGGCCCAGGACATCGTTCCCGGCCTGCTGGGCGCGCGGGACGCGCCCGGGATAAAGTCGGTCCGGGTCATACCGGAGAAGGGCAACGCGGCGATCCTGGCCCGGATGGGCTGGGACAACGTGATGCAGGTCCGGGAGGACGTGGCCAAGCACCTGGTCCGGGCGGTCAGCGGGACCGGAGGCGGAACCCGACAAGGGCGGGTGGCCAGCTCGGACCTGCGCGGCCCGGTTACCATCCTGCACGAGTTGATCCATGCCCAGGGCTTCAAGGACTGGGGCAGTGACGGGCAGAACGACAACACGGAGGCGTACCAGAACCCGGCCGGGGCCGCGATCGAGGAGGGGTTCACCGAGCTAGGCGCCACCTACCACGCGCCGGAGTTCTTCCAGAAGATCGGCATCGGAGACCACTACCTTGGGTTCGGTAATGCCCCGAGCATGACAGCCGAGGAGTATGCCCGCGGCCGGAGTACGCTCCATGCGATCGATTCGGGCCTGTCGTGGGGCCACTACACCGGGGCTACCCAGGCCGCCATGAGCTGGGTTTCTAAGGTGGCTTCGGCCGAGGGCAACAACACAACTACCCGGATGCGCGAGCTAGCCGACGAGATCAACCGGGAGGGACCGGCGGGCAAGGCCCCGACGATGGCCAAGCAGATCATGCGGGCCGCCGGGATGAACAACCCGGACGACGCTCAGGCCCAGCGGGTCATCGCCGGCGCGATCACCCGGTCCTGGACCGCCACGACCAAGAGCCTGGGCGGCGAGGGCGAGACCATCGAGGCGTGGGAATCCGCGATGCAGTACGTGAGCAGGTACTCGGAGGAGGAGAAGTGAGTACAGCTACGGACGAGGCCGACCGGCTGGTCGACGAGGCGTTCGAGGACAAGGGCAGCGCGCGGGTGGCGCTGGAGCGGGTAAACGAGCTGGCCGCCGACCCGGCCAACGAGGCCGACCTGGCCCATTTGCAGGATGACGCGCTGGTCCTGTCCCGGCTCGTGCCGGTACAATGACCCCATCGATTCACCTACTCGACGAGGATGGGAACGCGCCATGACCGATACCGCACCCGAGAACGTGGACCCAGCGGCGGAGACCCCCGCGCCCGTCCCCGGCGCGTTCGCCGGACTGTTCACCAAGCTGTGGGATGCCGTATTCCACGTGGGCCAGGCGCGCGCCAACCTGCGGAACCAGCTCGGCGCACGTAGCAACGACCCGGCCAAGGCCGGTCTGGAGCACGCCCACTCCCAGCTCGTCGAGGCGCACGACGCCCTGCATACGGCGGTCACCGAGATCGCCGGGCCGCCCCCGGCTGCCGTGGTTAACGCGACGGGTGCCGTCACCGGCACCGAGCCCACCGCGGACGAGGAGACGGTCCCGGAGGACGCGGCGGAGCCAGCCGAGGAGACCGCCGGGGATGCCCAGTCCAAGTAAGGACGGGAACGCTCAGACCCTACGGGACTACTGGACCGGGCACGGCCACGGCGGCCCCACGCACCACGCCTTCTCGGATGCGATCGCGTGGGGCACGCCGGGCGACTTCGACCGGTGCGTAGCGCAGGTAACCGAGCACGGCCACATGACCCCCGACCAGGCCAAGGGGTACTGCAACCTGCGCCACCACGAGGCCCTGGGCTACTACCCCGCGCAGCACGCGCGGATGGAGCGTGGAAAGATGGACCTCGGCCCGGCGATCTACCAGCTGACCAAGGAACGCCACGACCTGAGGCACAGCCCGACCGGCCGGTACCGGCCCCGCAACGGCGACGGCGACGAGCTGGCCGCGGCGATCCGGGAGGGCCGCCCCCGGGATGCGGCCTCGCTGGTTACCGCCCACGAGAACCGGACCGTCGTCCCTGACCTGGTCAAGTATCTGCGCGCGGGCATCGGTAAGGCCGGCCCGCACGGGTTCACCCACGGCTGGGTCCGCGCGGTGCCCGAGGGTACCCCGTCCAACGACCGCAAGACCGCCGATAAGATGCCGGTTGGCGAGCTACGGAGGCATCTGGAGAACGAGCACTCGGGCAATCCGGTGATCGGCCAGCGGGTAGGTCCGAAGAAACTCAATCGCCAGCAGCTGATCGACCAGCACGAGCACATCCACAACGTTATGGCGCAGGGCGGGTTCGGGGTAGCCTACGGCCTGGCCCACACCCACGGAATGCCTCCGGCGGTAGGCAAGGTCGGCCCGCACGGGTACGAGCACGGCTGGATCAAGGTGTCGGCCGAGTCGCTGCGGGCGGCCGACGACAAGGGCAAGTCGGCGGAGATGATCCGGCAGGCCCACCCGGGCGATCTGAAGGCGGCCCACGGGGACCTGGTGGCCGACGTCCAGCGCCACAAGGCCGGGGAGATCGTGCCCCACGCCGGGCAGTCGGCTGCCCTGGCCGGTAACATCGAGAACGAGCTGGCCCGGCGCAGTTCCGGGAACTTCATGAACACCGGGGCGGGCCAGGCCACACCGCGGGACTCGGCCGAGGAGTGGGCGGCCTCGATGAACTCCCTGCCCGCGCGTGGGGTCTACTGATGGCGCTGGGCAGCAGCTCCAACCAGTGGGATCTGCGGCTGCCGTGGGGCGGCAACACCACGTGGGACATCCAGCTGTGGACCGGCGACGACGGAACCGACCCGTTCCCGCCCGGGTCGCATACGTTCGAATACGTGGTCAAGGCGGCCCCCGCCGATACCAGCCCCATCATCAAGATCACCAGCGACCACGCGGGTAGCCCGACTCCGGCCGGGGCAGGCGAGATCACGATCGCTGGCAACTCGCTGCTGACCACGCTGACCCTGGCGCTGTACCCGCCGGCCAGCCAGGCGCTTACCCCGCCCGGAACGTGGTTCCACGCCCTGTGGATGGACTACGCCGACCCCGAGTTCGCAACCAACCTGTTCTGGGGCCAGTGGATGCTCGACCCGGCGATCCAGCCGTGACCGGGCTGCACTGCCTGGGCTGCCTCGATACCGGCGTGGTCTGCGAGAATCACCCGGACCGGCCGTGGGAGGGCGCCACCCCGCCCCCGGCCTGCTGCCCGTGCGGCGGGGCCGGGATGCCGTGCCCGGCCTGCTGCTCGGATATCCCGCAGGACGGCCGGCACTCGATTGCCGAGGCATTTGTACCGGATTGGATGCGCAGTGGCTAACGCGGGCCAGCCCGTCCTGAACAGCAACCCTACTCCGCCCATCGCGCTGGCCCTGGTCGATGGCCGGGTGAACACGCTGGCGATCTCGGTAGGCACGCCCACGATGAATATCCGCTTGCCGTAACCCAAACGATGCCGATATACTCCGGCTATGAATGGCCGGTCCTGGAGGTGATCCGTGGCCACTGCTGCCGTGGGTGAGGTCCATCTCAGCTTCCCTATCGAGAAGTTTGACCGGACAGACGATGGTGACCTGGTCGTGTATGGCCCGTGCACCGATGGCTCGGTCGACGCCGACCATCAGCGGGTTAAGCCCGGGTGGTCGGGCAAGGCCCTGCAAGACTGGATCGAGACCGGCGGTAACGTCCGGGTCCAGCACTCCCCATTCCTGTACCCAGCGGGTAAGGGGATGGCGCTGGAGGTCGACAAGGCGCGCGGCCAGCACTGGCTCAAGGCCCTGGTGGTCGAGGACACGGCCAAGCGCCTGGTCGAGAAGGGCGTCTTGCGCGACTTCTCAGTCGGCATCCTGGACCCCGTGATCACCTTCACCGACCCCACGGCTCCCGGCGGGACGATCGTCGGCGGCCGGATCGGGGAGGTATCCCTGGTCGACCGGGGATCCAACAAGAACACCACGTTCCAGCTGGTGAAGGCGGCCAAGGACGGCCCGGCCGAGATCGTTAACAAGGTGTTCGGCGCTCCCCCGCCGACCCCGGCCGACCTGCGCCGTGACGACTACCTGCGCCACAACGTGTTCAAGCGCCAGCTGAAGGACGGCAAGGTCGTCGACTCCGGCGGCCGGGACGTCTCGGACCTGGACGACGCCGACTTCGCTGGCCCCGGCAAGACGTTCCCCATCAAGAACCGGGCCGACGTGGGAGACGCGGCTGGCCTGGCCCACCACGCGGACGACCCGGCACAGGTCCGCTCAAGCATCCGATCGATTGCCCATCGAAAGTTCGGTATGGGAGACGCTGATATGCCGGAGAGTCTGCGCGAAAACAAGGCAGGAAACGACGCCGACGCGGACGACGACGGCACCCCAAACAAGTCCGACGCCGCCGATGGCATGAAGACCTGCCTCAAGTGCAAGACCAAGAACGACTCCGGCGCCAAGCGGTGCAAGGGCTGCGGCAAGAAGCTGGGTATGGTCATCAAGGCCGACGCGGCCCAGGACGGCGCGGAGAACGCCGATTCCGAGGATGACGACGACGAGTACGACGACTCCAGCGGCCCGGACTCCAGCTCCAGCGACGACCCGGACTCGGACGACGACGGCCCGCCGGACACCAAGGCCAAGAACAAAGCACTCAAGGCCCTGCTCAAGGCACAGCGCAAGGAACTGGTCCGCTCGATCAAGGCGAACCCCGGCGGGGCTCACCGCGGGGACAGCGGCGGCCGGGACCCCTCGCAGGTGGCCGGCGGGGCCAAGGACAAGACCTCGGTTCCGGCCGGCAAGCACCGGGAGCCAGACGGCGCAGTGACCGAGGGCTTCGAGCACGACGCCGGGATGCACGTGGACAAGGCCGAGGGCGACCCGGCGATGGCTACCATGCAGCGTCTGCACGACGCGGTCTGCCCGGCGCTGCGGGAGAAGCAGGTCCGCCGCACCCACGCCCTAAAGAGCGTGGGGGATGCGATGCCGGTCGAGGAGCTGCAGGGGGCTGCTGTCGCGGCGATCAACGACGGCAATCTGAGCGCGGCCAACTACTTCCTTGATATGGCCCAGAGCGCCAGCGCCATCAAGCGGATCGACCGGGGGATCCTGATGCACGCCCGCAAGGCGTACCCCGAGCTGTTCCCCAGCCTGTTCCAGGCCGGGATCGACGACCGTCCCGCCGCCCATCAGGACGTGGACCCGGGCATGTTTACCCGAGGATACGTCTCGGCCGGCCACCCGTCGCTCTCCGCAAGCGCGGGGGGCGGCAGCGGGCTGCCGGGTGCCCCGGTGCACCACGTGGACGCGGCAGACTTTACGAGGGGGTACGTCGGGGCGGGGCACCAGTCTCCGTCGCCAGGCGAGGGCCGCCAGGCCACCTCCTCCACCGCGGTGATGGGCCAGGCCATGACCACGATGCAGCGCCTGCACGAGCAGGTCGCCTCGGGCTGGCCGGACCTGTGCACTATGAACGTGGAACGCCACAACTACACCCAGGGCGACGGCGGTACGGGACTCCGGCCGTCACCGATGGGCTCCGCCAGCGAGGGCGGCAATCTGCTTCCGGCTCCAGGAGAGCCGGGTCACCAGGTCCGGAAGGACGCGGCCGAGGAGCCAGAGGTGCGGCGCATCCTGGCTAAGGCACAGCGGAAGATCCGGGACCTGGAGGAGGAGGTGTCGCGCCTGGGCGCGATGCCCGATCCGCTAGAGGCGCCCTACCGCGGGCTCCCCGAGCTAGGCGGTCCGGTGGACCGGCACAGCTACATCGACAAGGCGGCCGGGGCTGGTAGCTCCGACGATCTTGAAACCGATGAATATCTGCGGTTTGTTGGATCATTCGCCAATGGAGGAGACCCCACCATGCGCCAGAACGCGCGCAAGGTGCTAAAGGGCCTGCTCGCAGCCGGTAAGGAGGGCTGACCTTTGGTCGCTGTGCTTGATCGTCCGAATACTACGGACACGTTCGACCGTCCCAAGGGCACGAGTACCGCGGACGCTGACCTGGAGATCCAGGACTTCACCCGGTTCACCCGGGGCTCCGATGCACTCGCCCAGAACATGCCCCAGGCCGTCAAGGGCTACGGCTACGCCAAGGTTCGTGGCGTGGAGCCGCTGGCCGACGACGACCCGGACACGTTCATGCTGGCCTACCAGGCCACCAAGGCGCTGCGTAAGTCCGTGCGCACGTCGTTCAAGAACCCCAAGAAGGTCATGAAGGGACTGAATCCCAACTTCCTGGGACAGTTCAACAGCTTCATGGCCGCGATGGACGCTCCCGGCACGGGCTCCAGCGCGTGGATGTCCAACCTCCTCCAGCAGGTCGAGCAGGCCCTGGGCGAGCTGGGCAAGAACGTCAACCTGTCGGTACCCCTGACCGCCACGACCCAGGGCCTGGTCCCCTACGACCTGGTCAACCCGTCGCGGCTGATCTACCCCGTCTACACTCCCTTCCGCAACAAGATGCCGCGCGTGACCGGCCAGGGCACCAGCCGCCGGGTCAACGTGATCACTGGCGTCTCCGGCTCGAAGACCGGTGGCGGCACGGGTGGCGGCAATGGCAGCGTGGTGGACATCTCGCTGGCCGACGTCTCCAACAGCTCGATGCAGATGCCGGGCGGTACGTTCCCGACGAACATGCCCGTCACCGGCCTGCAGTCTGCGGTCCCCCTCAACATCCCCTACCAGTTCTTCGGGATGTCCGAGGCGCTGTCCTGGCTGGCCCAGTTCGCGGGCCAGGGCTACGAGGACATCTCGGCGCTGGCGAATCTGATCCTCCTTCAGGAGTTCATGCTGAACGAGGAGTTCCAGATGATCGCGGGCAACACGATTGCCCTCACCGCTCCGACCACGGCCCCCACGCTCACCGTCCGCACGGCCGGCACCAACGAGGTCGCACTTCCGGCGTCGTCCCATCTCTGGGTTGCCGTCACCGCCGCGAACGAGTACGGCGAGACGATCATCTCGGCGGTCTCCGCCGATGCTGGCACCGTCACCTCGGCGCAGGTCGTCGATGTCAAGATCCCGCAGGCGCTCCCGCCGGGCGCCGAGTGGTTCAACGTCTACGTCAACAACCAGGCATCCACCCTGCCGACCCGGACCACAATGTACCGGTTCTACAGTGGTCTGGGCGGCAACTTGCTGACCCTGCAGGGTCCCACGGTCCCCAACGCGGGCATCCTCCCGCCCACGGCCGACTCCGGGACCTCCGGGGCCAACCGGATGCTGGGCATCATCCCCACGCTTACCGGGGCCGCCTCGACCGGCGGCAGCAACTACCCGACCGGGGTGGGCTGGCAGGCGGGGTACTACCAGGCGCAGGTTGGCTCGCACCTGTCGATCCCGGCCCTGAACAACATGCTCAACGGCCTGTGGAACGGGTCGGCCCAGTACGGTACCGGGTTCGGCGCCTTCAAGGCGTCCCCGGCCGAGCTGGTCGGCAACTCCACCGACATCATGAACCTGTCGAACGATATCGTTCAGTCGGGCCAGGCCAACAACTACCAGATCAAGATCGACCAGAACCAGGTCAACAACGTCATTGCGGGCGCAGCCGTCTCGCAGTACGTAAACCCGTTCTCCCGCGACATCCTCAAGCTGCTGGTCCACCCGTGGTGGCCGCAGGGTACTGCCGCAGCGATGTCGTACACCGTCCCGTACTCCTGGTCCAACGTTTCCAACATCTGGGAAATGGTCATGGTCCAGGACTACCTGTCGGTGTCCTGGCCGGTCATCGACCCGACGTTCCGCTACTCGATGTTCATGTACGGGGCGATGCTCTGCAACGCTCCGATGTACTGCGGGATCCTCACGGGCCTGCAGGCGCACGACACCACCCCGTACAGCTAACGGAGCCCCGGGGGACTGGCCACTGTGCCGGCTGGTCCCCCGGTCCGGCCCCGCTAGAGAGGAGCCCAGCGTGGCTGACAAGTTCGTCGTCGAGGTAGTTGCGGGAGCGGCTGTCGCGCTGCGCCTGCCCTCCTCGACGCTGGAGAACCAGGAGATCAACAACGCCGGGCCGGGCACGATGTACCTGGGCCAGACCAGCGGCGTTACCGCCAGTACCGGGGCACCGTTCCCGCCCGGGTCCGAACTCAAGACCTTCAAGAACGGCGCTCCCCTCTACGCGATCGCTGGCACCGGTACCGTGGCCACGGCCCAGATCAGCGCCGGAGTCCAGGCCACGTGATCCAGTCCCTGAGCAACGCGTCTGCCCTCGGCGCCAACGGCGCCGCGGCCGACTTCGGCATCGTCGAGCCGTTCTCGCTGGTGGCCAGCCCGGTTCCCGGGACCTCGCCCATGCCGCGCGCCTACCCGTGCGGGGTGGCCACGGCCGGAACCGGCGTTACCGCTGGTGCGGTCCAGCTCCAGGGCAGCCTCGACGGCGTGACGTGGTACGCGATCGGCGCTCCGGTGACCTTTTCCGCCCCGGGCACGTCGCCACTTCCCTCGGCCAGCCCGCCGGTCCCGGCCCGGTACGTCCGGGCCTCGGTCAGCACGGCGTTTGTCGGGGGCACCGTAAGCGCGTGGGTGGACGCCGCGCCATGAGCCAGAGCGGAGCATAAAGTCATGAGTACGATCATCGTCGACGACCTGGACAACGCCGTGAACGGCATCGGCCAGACCGTGGACCTGGCGGCCCAGCTGGGCATCGCTACCGGACCGGCCATCACCCCCACTGTCCATGGAGCAGTCGCCGGGGAGGCCGGGATCACCGCCGGCGCTGTCGCGCTCCAGCTGGGCGTGGCCGGAGTGAACGGCATCACCTGGTCGGCCAGCGCAACTCCGGTGAACGTGGCCGCGGGCGGGGGGGCTACTTTGACCGCAGCTACCGGCGTGGTGGGCGCTACCCACGCCCGCGCGATCGTGACCACCCCAGTGGCCGGTGGCAAGGCCACCGCCCTGGTGACGGTCTAGGGGGTCCGCCATGGCACAGGGCGAGACTACGATCCAGATGCCGGACGGCTGCTACGGCCTGCAGATGCCGGGCGGCAAGGACATCAACTCCAGGCCCGGCGGCCGGGTCGATGTCCCGGACGAGTACATCCCGTTTGTGGAGAACAGCACCGCCGCTAAGGCCGGTACGATCACCACCCGGCGGGGGTTCAACCTAGGCACCCGCAAGGGCCGCTGGTGTGCGGCCTGCAGGTTCCTGGCGCAGGCGTGGAGCGACCGCTGCCCAAAGTGCACCGGCCCCACGCAGCAAGCACAGTGAGGGAAGCCGTATGGTCCTCTACGCAAGGAACGACATTCAGGCACAGACCTGCCACGGTGGCGGCCCGACCCACCGCCGGCCGACCAAGGTAGATGGCAGCCCGATCCCCATCTGGGGCATCGACTGCGAACCTTGCGTGGCTGCGCTGGCGGGCGACCACCGCTGGAGCGCCAGCCGCTACCGGATCCCCCGCACTCCGGACGAGGAAGAGGCGGACCGGGAGACCCTGGAGATTGCCCAGGCGGCCCAGCGCCAGGCCGAGATCCAGATGGCGCAGGAGGCAGTCCGCGCACGCCAGGGAGCGGTCCTGGACGCCCGTCCGGACATCGACCCTACCGACATAGCGATCACGGGCTCCGAGACCGCCCCCGTGTCACCGGGAGCCGGGGACGGGGCACGGGACCGGGACGCCCTGGTGCAGGCGGCCAAGGGCAACTATTCGGCCCTGGGCAAGCCGGAACTGAAGGACCTGGCAAGAGACCGCGGCCTATCGGTCGGCGGTACCAAAGAGGACCTCGTGGCCAGGCACGCCGAGCACGAGGTAGACCACCAGTAGAAAGGCACAGATATGAGCACTCCCACCACCCCGGACCCGGCCCCCGCCGCGACGGAGAACCCGCTGGCGACTGCCGCGACGGTGGCCCACGGCTGGTACGGCAAGCTGGCCGCTCTGGCCCACGAGGCGCAGGCGGATCTGGAGAAGTACCTGCCCGCCGGCGCCGTCCAGTCCGTCGAGCAGACCGTCATCAAGGACGTGGAAGACGCGGCCGGCAATATCGTCAAGTAGTCCGGGCCAGGAGCAGATCAGGGGTGATAAACGTTGGCCGCACTCACGGGTCCGGGCACGGCGTACCTAACCCCTGATCTGCTCCGCCGGGCGCCGACCGGTATCGACTGGACCACGATTCCCAACAACCGGTCCAGCCCGATCGAGCAGCAGGCCGAGCAGGCGAATATGTGCCTGCGCGCTACCAGCCTGATCAACGGCGCAGCCAACCAGCCCCTCCGGGCGACCCAGGACGTCGAGTTCTTCAACGGCCCGGACTGGCTCGTTACCGTCCAGAACCAGACCGGCGTGGGACGGGTGATGTGCTCCCGCTGGCCGATCCTGCAGGTTATCTCGGCCAAGGTCAGCCCGGCGTTCCAGTTCCCCCGGCAGTGGACCACCATTGCCGCCAGCCAGCTGGACATCGAGAAGCCCCCGCTGGGCCTGTTCGGCGCCAGCCAGGCCGCGGATGCGGCCGAGGGCGGCCAGGCCGTCCTGCTGGCCCCGGGCGTAATCAACTGGTGGCAGGGCCGCAACGGCTGGCGTATCCAGATCGTCTACATCAACGGCTGGCCGCACACCTCCATTACCGCCGCGGCGGACGAGGGCGCCACTACCATCAGCGTGGACGATTGCACCGGCTGGGCGCCTTCCCTGTACGACCCGGAGGACCCGGGCGGAGGGGCTACCGGTATCGTCTACGACGGGATGCAGCAGGAGGTCGTAAACTGCGTGGCCTCCAGCGTGACCACCGGCCCGGGTACGCTAACTCTCAGCTCCCCGCTGTCCTGGCCGCACGACGCCGGGACCCTGGTTACCACGCTGCCGACCAGCGTGATAAACGCGTGCATCGACCTGTGCTCCGCGATGGCCCTGGAGCGCGGTGCCACGGCTACGACGGTCCAGTCCATGTCGGGGGGCGGGGGAGGGGACGGCGGACCGGTTACCCCGGACAAGCTGCGGCAGTGGGCCTTCGATGCCGTCAAGACCTACGCGCGGGTGATCTGATGCCGCTGTCGTCCACGCTGGCCTACGTCAAGCAGGTCCTAGACGGCCAGTCCGTTCCCGGCAACGCCGGTAACCTGGTGGCCCTGGTCAGCCCGCCCAACCCCGAGCTACAGAACGACCGCCCCCACGCCTACATCTGGACCTCGCGTGGCAGCGAGCGCCGCAACAGCGGCCCGCGATCGAAGCCCCCGGCCGGGATGACTCCGTACTCCGCTGCGGCCCCGGCCGGCTGGAAGCTGCAGTCTCATAGCGTGTCGATCTGGCTCACCTGGTTCGACGACAACATGGACCCCGAGCAGGACGTGTCTTTCCCGCTGGTAATCGACGCGGTGATGAACATCCTCAGGACCACGCAGATGCCGATGACGATCGAGAACCCGGCCTCGGCCCAGGCCAGCCAGCTGGTAGACCTGGGCAAGAACATGGACTATGAATATGCCCCGCTGCGGTCAACCGCCAGCCAGCGGTACAACCGGTACGACGCCCAGATCACGGCCCCAGTGGAGGAGTGGATACAGGCATGAAGTTCATCTATGAGGGGTTCGGCAGTACCCGGACCTATCCCCATCGCCAGCACCCCGAGGGGCCGGGCGTACTCCAGGCCGACCCGGGCGAGGTTATCGACTTCGGGGAAGAGTCGCCCCCCGACGACGGGTTCTGGTACCCTTACGGTAACGGCGAGGGCCACACCCCGCCGGACATACCTTCAGTTCCACCGCTCCCAGGCACAGGGGACGGCAGCCAGGAGGAGGCTAGCTAATGCCGCCCGCAGTGCCGAGCACGATCTTCCCCACCGAAGAGCGGTTTGTAAACGTCATCCGCGAGGCCGTCCCCGGTACCGTCCCGGGTACCACCGGTACCACGTTCCCGGTGGTCAACTTCGAGCCCGAGGACAAGCCGATCTGGCTGCCGGACAGCTCGCTGCGCGGCTCGATGGCCGAGATGTACGACTTCCTCCAGGGTCCGCTGATCGCGGACACGACGGTGGGCGGCCCCGTCTACGTGGACATGGTGGGCCACTCGGTTTACAACATCCTGGGCGACTATACCCAGTTTGCGCCCTCGGCCACCCCATCGACCACGCTCACCGCCCCGGTTATTCCCGGCGCGACCACGCTCACTGTAGCGGCCGGCACCTCGTTCACGGTCGGCATGCAGATCCTCGTGGGGGCGGCCGGGTCCCAGGAGATCGTTACCGTCCTGTCCGGGGCCTCGACCTCGATCACGCTGAACGCCGCTACCCCGATCCGGATCGCCCACGCTTCGGCCGCCGCGGTGACCAACACGACGGTGGCGGCCGGGACCTACAGCCACGTTTTCTCGCTGCTGAACAGCTCGTTCGTCGGGGCGGGCAACTACACCAACTTCGGCCAGCCCCCCACCCACTGCTGGACGGACCGGACCCAGGTCCCGGCGACGGGCCTGGCCCGGCAGTACGCCTACGGGTGCCACTCGGCGCTGACCTTCACCGGTAACAGTGAGAAGCTGCTGGAGTGGAACGGCAACCTGACCAGCTTCGTGGGCTCGATCGCGGCCTCCCCGCCCACGGCCAGCATATCCGGCGTCCACGCCTACCCGGACTTCAACTCGATCGTCAACATCGCCACTACCGGATCGCTGGCCCAGATCTTCAACATCAGTGAGTGGGCGGTGACGATCAACCGGCAGGTCGAGCCGTTCTTCACCAACGACGGGTCCCAGAACCCGTTCGTCATCGGCCGGGGCAAGCTGGGCGTCACCGGGAAACTGACCTTCTCCCCGGCCACCGACGAGACCGCGCTGCTGTACATGCTCCAGAACACCCAGCCGCAGCTGCAGATCATCGCCTCGAACGGCCTGGCTACCTCCAGCCCGCTGTACCAGGCGGTCCAGTTCGATATCCCGTTCTGCGACTTCGACACCTCGAAGATCCAGCCGGGCCGGTCGCTGTTCGGCTACGAGGTCGGGTTCAAGACCACGGCTACCGCCAGTACCCGGAACTCGGTCACGGCCACCGGCTGGTCCGGGGCCTACAGCCCGCTCAAGGTCACCCTGTCCAACGCAATTCCCATTTTCTAGGGCACAGAAGAGGCACAGAGATGGCAGGTTTCAGGCACGAACTCAGCTCAGGCAACTGGATCGAGCTGCGGCCCATCCAGACGCTTAAGCAGCGCGACAAGGACGTTTACGACGGCGCGATCAAGCTGTACGTGGACTTCGACGACGAGGGCAAGCCGGACATGTCCCGGATGCCGCTGTCGATGTCCATCCAGAAGGTCCGGCGGAACGCCCTGTTCGCCCGCCTGGTCGTGGCGTGGTCATTCACCGCGGACGACGACATCACCCCGCTGCCGGTCCCGCGCTGGATCAGCGACGATGCCGGCGTGGAGAACGAGGACTCCATCGGTGACCTGCCGATCGACGACGGCGACGAGATCTGGGAGCTGATGGCTCCCTACATCACCAAGTGCGACCGGAAGCCGGACCCAAAAGGGACGACTACGGACGGCTCAAACGGTACATCGAAGGCAAAGGCCGGCGCCTCCCGGAGGGCATGACCAGGCACGACCTGTTCGACTGCATGCTGATCATAAACTACGGGATACTGCCGGGCGATGGAGGGGGGTGGGCGGACCTTCCGGTCGGCGTGGGAACGTGGTTGTTTCCCACGCAGCTTTGCCTGAACAAGATCAGCGAAGAGCAAGCGAACAAGAAGGCTGGTTAAATGAGGCCGGAGGAGCTGCCCGCCTACCTGCAGAGGCTGCAGACCAAGCTGGCCGAGGAGGGGCCGAAAAAGGTAGCCTACGCGATGGCCCGGGAGTACCACTCCGTCCTTACCGATGAGACCCTGGTGCAGTCCTCCCACCCACGTGGTACGCCGACCTCCGCGGCCCCCGGGGAGCCCCCCGCACTGGTCTCCGGCGCCCTGCGGCGCTCCGCCCGGCTGTTCCCCGCGGTCAGCTCCGGCGCATACAAGGCCAAGTCACGGGTGGCCCCGCTGATCAAGTACGCCCGTATCCAGGAGATGGGCGGGGTGGTCCAGGCCCTGCATACCTACGTGGACCGGCACGGCCGGGTACAGCAGGGGTTCCTGCGGTGGGGTTCCGGCGACAGCGTGCATTTCGCTAAGCGGGTGCGGATACCGCCCCGGCCCTACATGCGGCCCACCCACCGCAAGACCGTCGAGGACGGCCGGCTCCGGAACGCGGCGATAAAGGCCCTCCGGGGACTGATCCCCTGATGGCCGACGAACTGGAACCGATCAACCAAGAGGTCGAGGCCGACCTCAGCCCCTACGTCGAAGAGTTCAAGCGCGGGATCGAGGTAGCCCGGCAGTTCGCGGATGCCAGCCGCCAGGACGACGAGGCCCTGAACCGGCTGGCCGACGTGGTACGCGAGAATACCTCGGTCCTGCGCAGCCTGCGCGACAGCCTGGCCGAGGACGTGGCGGCCCTCCAGCGGGAGCGGGACGGGGCCACCGAGGCCGGGGACGCTATCCGCGACTTCGGCCTGAAAAATGCCGAGGCCGCGGCGGCGATCAACGAGACCCGGGACCGGACGGTCGAGGAGGGTATCGCCCTCTCGGACCTGCGCGACCACGCGGCCGAGGCCGGGGCCGAGGAGGACAAGCTACGCGATAAGTCCGTCGAGGCGGCCACCGCACTGGGCCACCTGCGGGATGAGGCGGCCGGGGCCAGCCACGAGGTAAAGAACCTGGGCCAGTCCTCGGAGGAGACTGCGGCCAAGCTGGACCTGATGGGCCTGTCCGGTGTCTCTGCACTCGGCCCGCTGGCCCAGATGGTACCCCTGATGGCCGCGCTGGGCGTGGCTGCTGCCGCGGTCGCCCCCGCGGCTGCTGCGGCCGGCCTGGGCGTGGGCGCGTTCGGCGTGATGGCCATCCCGGCGCTGACCCAGATCAGCTCGGCTTACCAGAGGATCAGCGCCGACCAGCAGGCCGTGGCAGCGGCCACCACCGCGGCGGCCAAGAGCACGGCCCTGGCCCAGCTCAAGCACGACATGGACGGCCTGTCGGCCCCGGTCGCCAACGTCCTGCGGGAGATCACCAGCCTAAAGAACGAATTCACCAGCCTGGCCAAGTCCAGCGGCATCACCACCGATGTCTTCAACGATATCGGCAAGGCGATTGGCCTGATCCGGGAGCTGCTGCCGGTCATCGTCCCGCTGGCCCAGCAGGGCGCCGTGGCGATCAACCACATGCTGACCGCGATGCAGGCGGCGTTCAAGTCGCAGGGGTTCCTGGACTTCATGCGGACCATGACTGCGCTGGTCGTGCCCGCGATGGCCGCGATCGGCCGGCTGTCCGGCGCGCTCCTGGGCCTGCTCGGCCACGCCCTGGTTTCGCTGGCCCCGATGGCGGTACCCTTCATCAACGTCCTGACCGCCATCGTAAACGCGCTGTCCGGCCCCCTGGGCGCCGTCCTGCACGTGGTGATCTCGCTGTTCCTCGGGCTGGCCGGCGCCATCGTCCCGCTGCTGCCCGGCCTGTCCAAGCTGGCCACGCTGCTGATCAACGACATCGGCTCGTCGTTCCAGGAGTTCATCCCGATCATCGCCCAGGTGGTGGCACTGCTGGGCGGGGCACTGCTCAAGATCCTGATGGACCTGGAGCCGGTGTTCGCCAACGCGCTGGAGCCCAACAGCCCGTTCATGTCGGCGCTCCGGATGCTCCCGCCCATACTAAACTTCATCCTGCCGCTGTTCACCCACCTGGCCTCGATCCTGTCCAACCCGTTCTTTGCCCATGTGGCGGTCGACGCGCTGTCCGCCTACGTGGCGTTCAAGGCGGTACAGGGCGTCCTGTCCGGGTTCAATACCGCATTTACGTTCGTTACCAAGCTGACCCTGCTGCCGCAGGTCCTGCGGGAGTCCGCGGTAGCGGCCAGGCTGTACGCTGCGGCCCAGTGGCTGCTCGACGCGGCCATGGACGCCAACCCCATCACGCTGATCATCATCGCCCTGGTGGCGCTGGCCGCGATCTTTGTCGTCCTGTGGCTTAAGTGCGCGGCCTTCCGCGCGTTCTGGAAGAGCCTGTGGCACGACATCGAGAACATAACCGATGCGGCGCGCGAGGGCGTGATCAAGGCGTTCAACGCCGTGGTCTCGTTCCTCAAGACCGCCGTGACGGACGTGGTAAACTTTATCAAGGGCCACTGGATGCTGCTGGTCGGTATCCTCCTCGGCCCCATCGCGCTGATCGCGGCCCTGCTGATCACGTACTGGTCCCAGATCACCAACGGTGTCTCCCGGATGGTCTCGGACGTCGTCGGCTGGTTCCGCCGGCTGCCGGGCTGGATCCTGGGCGTGGTATCCGGGTTCGGCCACCTCCTGTGGAACGCCGGAGTAAACCTGATCCAGGGCCTGATCAACGGCGTGGAAGGCGCGGTCGGCGGCCTGCTCGGCACCATCAGCCACATCGGCAGCATGGTCAGCAACGCGTTCTCCTCGATCCTGCACATGTTCTCGCCGTCCCAGGTGTTCCACAACCACGGCATGATGATCATGCAGGGCCTGATAAACGGCATCATGGCCGGGGCACCCGCCGTCCACGCGGCCATGGCGTCTGTGGCGAATGCGCTGGCATCCCAGCCCCTGGCCACGTCCTCTGTAGCTTACGGAGGGGCGACGGGAGGCGCGGGCGGGGGCTTCGGCGGAGCTACCGCCGGAGCGGCGGCCCCCGGCGGTAACCTGATCGTCCAGGTGAACGGCCAGACCCTCTTCGAGATAGCCAAGAGCCAGCTGTACCAGTACAATATCAGGAACAGCGGGCAGGTTACCGGAGTGGCAAAGCCGAGCTAATGACACTAGCGCTTGTAAACAACAGCGGGTGGGTCGGGGTCTACAACCAGCCCGGCCCGGTCTCCATCAACCCCAACAGCTCCGCGGGCAACCTCCTGGTCCTGTTCGCGGCGTGGGACGCCAGCAACACCGCGTCGACCTCGGCACCGATCCCCGCGTCCTGCGTAGCCGACAGCTCCCGGAACTGGTGGAGGCTAGGCGCCGACTCGGGCAACCAGAACGCCGGGGCCAGGTGCGCGATCTGGTTCTGTCACAACGCCCAGGCCGTCACCCGCTGGCTATCGTTCGCCCTGCTGGGCGGGTACGCCTCGGGCGTGGAGTTCCTGCTGGCCGAGTATTCCGGCCTGCCCGCCAACTACTACCCGGTAGTTGACTTTGGCCCGTTCACCGTCTTCAACGGCTCCAGCTCGACCAGCCTCACCACGGCGGCTACCGCCGTCACGGCCGACTACGCGTTCGGCGTGGGCTGCATCGGTACCACCGGCACTTCGATCACCCAGCCCGGATCGCCGTGGACCTCCCTGGGCGTGGGGGTCGAGGGCGGGTCCAACCCCAACGGCATCAGTGCCGGCGCTATCTACAACACCTACACCGCGGGCTCGGCCGTGACCGCAGCGTGGACAGCGGGGGTGGCCTCGTTCGCGGCTGCCTGCCTGCTGGGCATCAGCCAGGCCAGTACCAGCCCGGCCCAGATCAGCCCCAACCTGCCGAACATGCAGACCGCCATGGCCTTCGGCGCTACCCCGGGCGATCCGACCACGGCCATCCAGGACTATCAGTGGGCCGACGTCTCGGCCCGCTCGTACGGCCCGTCCAAGGCCCAGCTGATTACGGCCACCCGGGGCCAGCAGTACGAGCTGTCCCAGCCCGAGGCCGGGCTGATGACGGTAGCGTTCAACAACATCGACGGCGCGTTTAACCCGAATAACCCGGGTAGCCCGTACTACTCGAACGCCATCAACAAGAACATGTCGTTCCAGACCGGCGTCTGGAGCTGGACCCCAAACAACAACGCCAAGATCGCCTCCTCCTCGGCTCATGCTTTCGCCTCGGCCCCCAACGCCACCCCCACGCTCTCGATGCAGGTTACTCCAAACGGGACGACGGCCAACCCCGGGACCGCCGCGGAGGCCGACCCGATCAACCTGAACTACAAATACTCGGCCAGCGCGTGGTTCTTTGTGGCCGGTGGCTGGTCCTCCGGCGCCCAGGTCCTGATCAACTGGTATACCAGCGTGGGCGCCTACATCTCCACCTCGGCCGTAACTGCCTCGGCCATTCCCGCCGGAGCGTGGACCCAGGTTACCCTGCCCAACATCACCCCCCCGGCTACCGCCGGGCTCGGCCAGGTCATCCCGCAGCTGATCGGTACCCCGTCCTCCTCGGTGGTGTTCTGGCTGGCCGAGGCCGCGCTGGTGATCGGTCCCTCGCTGGTACAGACGGGCCTGGTCCGGCAGGGCTGCCCGGTCCGGGAGCTGGCCTACTGGCTGGGCCGCAACTACCCGGCCGGGTACGGGTTCGTCGAGCGATGGCCGCAGGACTGGCCGGACGGCCTGGCCCAGTGGGGTTTCTCCACCATGGTCGCCACCGACAGCGTGGGAGTGGCTTCCTCGATCCAGCTGCCCAGCGCGGTACAGGGCGAGGTCCTGGCCGACGGCCCGTACTTGAGCCTGCCGTTCAGCGAGCAGTACAGCACCAGCTCGAACACGGTAAATGGCGTGGTCAGGACGGCCAGCCCATGCGACGGCCTGATCGCGGCCAATACCAGCCGGGTCAACCAGCGGCCCGGTTCCTATAAGGACGGCGGCAACCAGCCGGTCCAGTCCGGGCAGTCGATGGGGTTCCTGGGCGATTCCGGTACCGGGATGGGCGTGTCGGCCTATAGCGCGCTGGACAAGACCGGGTTCCGCGGTCCGGGCGTGATCTACGGTCCTGACTCCGGCCTGCCCAGCGCCGGCGGCGTCGGCTGCTCGATCGAGCTGTTCTTTACCGTCCCCACGATCGCTCAGCAGACCAGTACGACCCAGGTACAGCTGATCCAGGTGCTGGGCCAGCCGTTCATCAACTCGGCCGGGGCCTCGTTCCTCCAGCCCGGGTTCATCGCCGGGGCGGGCATCTACCTGCCGGCCAACTCGACCACGCCCGTGGTTTACGTGGAGAGTCCGCTGATCGCGGCCATCGTGGTGGGCGGGACGCCGGTCCAGTTCGGCCAGGTGATCCACGTGGTGCTTACCCTCACGGGCGGGGTACTCGACTTCTACGTGAACGGCATCAACCAGGGGACTTGCGCCTGCCAGCAGCTCCCGCTCGTGGCCGTGATGTTCGGCCAGGCATCGTTCTCCTACAGCCTGGGCTACAACATCCTGTACAACTGGAACTATTCGGCGGCCTACGGGTGCGTCTATCCGTACGTGCTGACCGGTAACCGGGTCTCGGCCCACTACGCAGCCGGGATTACCGGGTTCCAGGGCGACAGCGTGTCGACCCGGTTCGGCCGGTACATGGCGTGGGCGGGATCGGCCATCCCGGCGGCCGGGCCGGGCTCGGTCGTGGACAACATGCAGCTAGGCCCGGCCTACTCGACCGGCGGGGCTCCCCTGTCCAACGCCCTGAACGCCGACGCGCTGTCGTCGGGCGCCCGCTGGTACGGCGATCCCAGCGGCAACCTGGTGATGCTGCCCCGCCCGGCCCAGTACAACCTGGTCCCCTCCGTCACGTTTGGCGATAACGTGATCGCGGGCGAGGTCCCGTTCACACCGAAGATGGGCTTCGACTACGACAACAGCTACGTAAGCGGGATCGTCCAGGCCACGCTCCAGCAGGGTCCCAACACGCTGATCTCGCCCATCGAGAAGGACCTAACCTCGATCGGCCAGTATTTCCCGCGTGGTCCCCTCCAGCAGTCGGTCAGCGGCTCGTCCTCCCAGGACGCGTTCGACCGGGCCTACTGGTCCCTGAGGAAGTACAAGCAGCCGTCGATGCGCGTTAAGTCGCTGGATGTCGATCTGTCCAGCCACCCCAACGCGATAACCCAGGTACTGACCACCGACCTGGCCGACCCGGCGATCGTTAACCGCCGTCCCCTGGGCGGGGCGGCCTACAGCCTGCCGGTCACCGTCGAGCAGGTCAAGCTGACGGTCGGCCCCGGCGTGTTCACGGTGGGGTACCAGATGTCGCCCTACGTCCCGGACAACGCCGTGCTCCTGGCGGGCTGGACCTTCACCGCCAACGGGACCCCGATAGCCAGCAACTACTTTATAGCCACCGCGGCCCAGGCCGCCCTGCTGGCGGACGGCCAGACCTTCACCGACACGCTGAACTCCGGTACGGTGTTCACTATCACCTCGGTCGGCCCGCTGTCCAGCGGGTTCCGCAATGTCTTCTTTACTCCGAACGCTGGTACGATCATGGGCAGTACCGACGTAGTGACCCAGACCGGGCTCGACCAGCTCGGTAACAACTCCCTGGCGTGGTGACCCGATGCCCGTTGCTCCTACCACGTGGCTAACCGGGCCGATCACGGCCAAGCAGCTGATCACCGACCTGTACGACTACTCCCCCGGCAACTACCACGCGCCGAACGGGATAAACTACCACGCGAACCGGCCCCTGTACGTGGCGGGGCTCAACATCCCCTCAAACACCCAGGTTAGCAGCGCGGGGACCTTCACCAACGTCTCGGTGACCAACGGTGCCTGGCGCAACTTCATGGACACCGGGGGCCTGTGGGGCAACGGGGCGGACCTGCCAGGCAACCTGGCGCTAGGCCAGTTCCTGCCGATCGTGCCGGGCTCGTATGGGTTCGAGGCCCAGAACCCGGGCGGCCTGTACCTGCTGATCGGGTTTGTCGGGTGGGGATCGCAGACCTCGGCTGGCGGGTGCGGGGCCGGGCTCGGCGCCGGAGCGTCGGGCGGGGAGCCTACGCCCGGCCTGGCCGGGGCCAAGCAGCTGGCCTCGACCACCCGCGACAACTGCTCCTACGTGATTGACCTGATCGCCGGGGGACCAAACACGTACAACTGCCTGCAGGGCTACGCCGCGGACTCCAGCGGGACGGGCGGGTACACCTACCTGCACAACGGCAACGACTACTCGGGCGAGACCACCCGGTTCTACTCGATGTGGTGCGGGGTGGCCTCCCTGCCCACGCCGGCCACGTCGCTGCCGACGCCGCAGGCAACCTACGGCCCGAGCACCGCGATAACCGCCGCGTTCCTCAACGGCAATAGCGGGATCGCCGGGCCGCTGGCGTTCCTGAACAACCCGCCGATGCTGCGGCTGGCCAACCTGGACGGCGCCACCGTGGCAACCAACACGGTGTTCAAGCCCGCGCTGTCCGGCAACCCGCAGGGCATCTCGCCCTTCGACAACTTCGGAGCCTACGTCTCCGGCACCAATACCTATACCGTCCCGATCTCGGGCGTCTACCTGGTCCACGCCACGGTCAACTACGCGGCCAACACCGGAGGGCAGCGCCAGGCCGGGGTCCAGGTCAACGGGTCGCTGAACCTGTGGGGGGGCAGCTACCAGGCCGCGGGCGTGGGGGGGACCGCCCCGCAGATGACCCGGCTGCTCGATCTGCAGGTGGGCGACACGCTCCAGCTGATCACCCAGCAGAACACCGGGGCCTCGACTACCCTGGCCAACGGGCAGCCGGCCCGGCTGATCGCCATCTGGCTGGGCGCCCTGTCCCCTTCCGGCTCCCAGGTGGTGTGGAACCCGCCCGATACCAGTTTCCGGTGGCAGGCCGGGACCCAGTCCGACCAGCTCCCCCTCCAGTTCTTCCTGCACATGGCCAACGACCTGGGCTTCCTGATCAACCGGCCATACATGATGGCCTACCAGACGACCCAGCAGTCGTCCTCCACGTGGGGTACATGGAACATTGTTACGATGAACACGCTGGGCGGCCGGGTCCACGGCTCGGGCTCGAACTCGGGCGACAACTACAACGGGTGGGTGTCGGGGGCCTCCAACAGCTATCAGGCCGTGGTCGCCGGGTGGTACCTGGTGGTCGCCGGCTACAACCAGACCGCGCCCGCCGCAACCACGCACCTGGTGGCCGGTATCCGCCAGTCACCGGGCGGGAACAACGTTCCCGATTGGTACCAGCACCTCCGGACCGCGTCTTCCACGTTCGCCCCGGGCGTCGACGCCTGCGGCTTTTACTACCTCAGGCCGGGAGACTCCGTACAGCCCCAGTTCCAGCCGCAGGACGGCTCTGGCACGTGGACCACGTTCGTGGGTGCCGGCCAGGAGAGTCACTTTGGTGTAGTCTGGATTAGCGAGTGAAGGATCGGGGTAGGTGTGAGCGTATGGACTTTGCTGAAAGACATTCTGCTAACAGGAACAGGCGTAGCCCTGATCATTACGCAGATGCTCTCTCCGCATCCTTCAGACACCCTGCTAGTGATTGGCCTAGCGCTGACTACCCCTTCCCTGGCCGACCACGCCAAGGCGGTTCTGAGCAGCCCGCCGAGCCCGCCCACCGAGTCTGGAAAACCGCCTACCGAGTCGCCATCCTCGTCTCCATCCTCGCAGCCTGGCTCGTCGCCTGTGGAGTAGCCAACCGATGATAACCTTGCGAAACTACCGCCCGCACTGGCCCAGCGCCCATACCCGCCGGGTCTGGTACCTGGTCGGCCTGGTCGTGGTCCTGGCCGGGATCAGCCTGTGGTGGAACGCCCGGACCGAGACCGAAACCAAGAATCAGATCATCGCGGCTACTGTCCGCAGCGAGGCCGAAACCAAGGCCGCTACGCTCGCGGCGGCCCAGCTGGCTATCCAGCGGGACGACCAGCAGTGGTGCCAGCTGATTCACACCATCAACTCCGGAGACGCGCCGCCCCCCAAGACCGGCTACGGCCGGTCGATCGAGGACGCCCTGACCGCCCGGTACAAGTCGCTGGGCTGCGTGGGAAGCAACCACCCAGGATAGAGAGGCACAGATGTCAAACCTGCTGTTCTACGACGCGGCCACCCCGCCCCGGACCCCGCCGCAAGCCAACGGCGTGTGCGTCTACATTGGGGGCGATACCCCCCACGTGTGGACGCTGGCCGAGATCCGCGCTGCGACCAGGACGGCCCGGTACGTCCTGCCCATCTTCGTCCGGTCCAACCCGCCCGGCCCCGGCGCCGGGTCCGACGTGGCCAGCTGCGTGCGGCAGCTGAAGGCGATCGGAGCCCCAAAAGGCTGCTTGGTCGCCTGGGACATGGAGGTCGCCGTCGACTCCGGATATATCTCGCAAGTGTACACCCTACTCCGGGCCGCGGGATACGTCCTCATCGTTTACGGGAGCCAGTCCGTGGTTATGGGGGAGCACAACCCGGACGGCCTGTACTGGGGAGCGGACTGGACCGGGTCCCAGCACCTGGCCCGGGGCGACGAGATGACCCAGTACGTCAACTTTGCCGCGTATGACGAGGACCTGGCCGTTCCCACGCTCCCCTTCTGGGACGCGTGGACCGGTACGGTTTCTGGTGGCGACGGCGCCACCGCCAGTGGAGGATCTACCCCGGGAGTCACCGTGTCACTTCAGCTCACACTGCCGGTCCTGGCCCAGGGGGCCAAGGACCAGCCCGGCCA